TTGGAGAGCATTTTTATTGTAGATATTGGGAAGAACCAAAAGCAATTGTAAAGTTTAATGGGGGTAAAGGAGCCTTGTTATGTTCTAAATGCAGTGCAATTGTAAAGGTAGGGAGTGAGTTTAATGAGGAAGAATCAAAATATATAAAAGGAGAAATAGATTATTTACCACCGCAGTATTGCAATAAATGTCGTCAAGTTATAAGCTGACAAAAGACAATAAAAAGTAAAGCTATAAACTGACGATAATGTGTCATAAAAGACACAAATTGCACCCTTTTGGGTATTATATAACACATTAAAAACCAAAAAAATGGAACAAATCCTTAGAGAAATTCAAAATTCAGAAAAAACTTATTACACAAAGGCTGAAATTGTTCATCTTATTAAGAGTTACATTCCTAAAGTGTCAGCAAAAGTAGAATCTAAAGGTGTAACTGTTGATCTTGACACTTATGTTGTAACTTACAATGGTAAACAAAAAAGACTACCCCGCAAGGTTGTACAGCTGGCTCATTATTTTATTGCAAATGAAGGTAAAACCCTTAAAAGAGATAAAATTTTAGATGCTATATGGGGGGATGATGTTATTGTAACAGACCGCACTGTTGACGTTCATGTCAGACTTATTAGAAAAAATCTTTTTAATGACTGCATAGAAACTGTCAAAGGACTAGGTTATAAATGGTAAACATATGAAAAAGTATGAAAAATTAGTTGTTCCTAAAGATTCTGCCTGGACTAGAAAAACCTGGAGAAAGTATGCTCCTATATGGGTGTTAGACATTGTAGATGGTATTACAAACATCTTTAAATGGTTGCCCACTATTTACAAAGACAGAAATTGGGATGATTATTATGTTTTAGAAATTTTACAGAAAAAAATAGAATTTCAGCGTGCTTATTTGATACGTGCCAATAGACATGCTGGTATAGAAAATTGTAATTTTTGGATGACCACTGTTCTTAATCTTTTAGAAAGAGAAAACATGGAATACTATTACATAGAATATCTTAATTCTTTTGAAAGTGAATTAACTTTTAATAAAACTGAAGAAGACACCTATAAAGTAGATGTGCATATTCTTAATGAAAGATACAGTGAGTATATTAATAAATATTCCAGAGTCGCTAAAAAATTGCTAAAAGAAAATCCTAAATTGCAGGGTGAAGTTAAAAGAAACAAACTATGCTTTGAAATATCTCTTTATAACCAAAAAAGATGTCGCCATTTATTATTTAAAATATTAGAAGAAAAAGGCGAAGCATGGTGGGATTAATCATTTAAAAACATAAAACATGAGTTTTTTAGCTGTTTGTGCAATTATTTCTGTAATTATTGGTGTAGTTACACTTTATTATTTAGCAGTGGTTAAACCTGTAGATGATGAAATAAATGAAAAAACCCGTCGAAATTGACGGGTTTTTACTTTTGTGTGTGTAATTTAAACTGTACCTGAGATATCAGACTTGATAGCCTCAAGACCATCAATTACTGCTTGAAGTTGCTCAGGAGTGGGAGCTGCATCTACCATAGCTTGAAGTTCAGTAATTTGTGCTTCAAGACCTTCAATGGTGGTCTTTTGACCTTCCAAAAGAGCTGCAATTTGCTCTTGTTCTGCATCCACTGTAGACTGAAGATCTACCAGTTTAGCCTCTAATTCTGCAATTGTTGCCATAATTTTGTTTAATTTAATGGTTAAAGAATGAAAAAACTTTTTAGGGAATTGGTATATTTTAAAGTGGAACATAATGGTGGGGTTTATATAAATAATATACGAAAACTAAACTAAATTACCAAATGAGTCACCCCTATCATCACGCACTTTCTAGTCAAAAAAAACATAGCGGAAAGTGGGAAGATTATATAGACATTCACAACTGGTTTGATGAAACCAAGGCACATTATCCTGACATGAGACACAGAGCCCTCAGACATCATGCAGAAGGCATATTTTGGTGTGAAGAGAAATTTGGGGTGGTAATTACTAATTCTGATGGTAAACAAGTTCCTGTAAGAATCATTGCAGAACAGCATTTACTGGAGGATATAGGATGGATACCCACTATCAAAGACTATCTTGACAACATGTCTCAAGAAGGATGGATGTATAAACCTGGAGAAGGTAGAAAAATCTTAAAAGAAATTAAAGAACAAAAATTAGATTTTATTAAAAACTAAAACAATGGAAAAACAAATGTCAACATTGGACTGGCTCATGGAGCAGTCTGAACAAGGTAGAACATTAGAAATTGTATGGGAAGGTGGTGGAGATTCAGGATGGGTGCATTTTGAAATAGATGGTGAAAATTATGAAAATGTATATACAGAACATCTTGTAGACTACATGCATGACACGCTTAATTATGGTGGTTGGGCTGGTGAGTTTCAAGCATCTGGTAGAGCAGAGTTCAATCCCAAAACTAAATGTTTTGAGGGTACAGATTATTATACAGAAGATGAAACTATTACTATTGACACTAAAATAGATGTTTTGATTCCCGATGATCTGTGGTTTGATTCTGTCTCACTTAATCTTGATGGAAATTATGATGAAGATGTTATTTGTGAGGCAAGGTTTACTATAAAGAATGGATTTATGACATCTAAACATGAAGATTGTCTATCACAATTGGAAAAAGTTATTTCAGAAAAAGCAAATAAAGAAATCTTAAACTATTTAAACACAACTAGTAGTGATATTAGGGGATGTTGGGATAATTTTCGCATTCCTTTTTCTGAATTTAACAAAGATGACAATCCTGGTTTTCTTACACACACTATTCTTGAACTTTCTGTAGGTGTTCTTAATGAAAACGACAAACCTGTTTGTTTAGATTTGAATGAAGAAGGTTGCTCATGGGTAAATAATCTTGTAAATGAAAAAGGAGAAATTGAAGATGAAACAGTATAAAAATTATAGATACACAGTGAATAGTCAAGAAGACTTTTCACTTACAGAAGCTTTAAAGCTTTGGAAAACAAAGTTTTCTGATTATAAAGATTTTGAAAAAGAGGTTATCACCAACCCCAGTCTTAATGATTTTAATGATTTTGTAAAATCTGTGTGGGATGAAATTATTCCTGTCACTGTTGAAGATGCATTAAAACAAGAGAACGTAGAAACCAGGCGTACATACTTTGATGCTATTGGTGTAGAGACATTGTTCAAATCTTTAGAACCAAAACTCTTGGATAAACAAGTTATTAGAAAAACAAGAGTGAGGTGGGATGATGAATATACAGAAAAAGATCATGTCTTTGAAGATGTTTATGAACTTTATGAAATAGAAGGAAGTAAACTGTTTGAAAAAGATAGTTGGGGTAATAGTCCTGACTCTGCATATGCTGTAAGATGTTGGTGTACAACAACCAATCGTGAATATTGGTTATATGTACCCAAAGAAGCAGCATTAGGAAGTCAGTGGTGGCGTATATCTGAACAATCAAAACCAGATGCTATTAGAGCAATTGCTTGGACAGTTAGGGTGGATGTACCAGAAGAAGATATAGAAAGAATATATAGACAAGGTGATATTATTGTAGTGAAGCTAAAAGATGAAGCTAAATCTACAACATCTACTTGGAGACCATATCATCTTTCTAAAGAAAATTATCTAACTTTGATGTATTCAGAAACTTAATTATGAGTAGTAAACTAATTGGTCATGTAGGAGTTGATTCAGGTCAGCTCCTACTTTGTGACCCATGTTATATAGACAGTGAATGGACTGTAGAAGATTTTGATGATCTTAGAAAATACCAACATAAAGACACTAAACGTGTTTTACAATATCTTAAAGATTTTGTAAACTATCAAGAACCAATGGAAGAATTTGGTGATAAAAATATGAATCAGTTGTTAGCTACAGGAGAATGGGAAGAGCTTCCATATGGTCCACCAAAACATCAATTCAGTTATAATGCTTGTGCTAAAGCAACATTATCAGAAGATGGACATGGACAGCTTAACTATAATCTTGGTCATCCAGGAGTAGGTGTAGCATTTAGCACAGCTTTTGGTGATGGATACTATCCTGTATATGCACACTATGATGCTGAAGGTATATTAAAAAGTGTAGAAGTGTTATTTCAAGAAGAAAAAAATGAAGAAGAAGATGATAATGATTTTGTAACTTTTAATGAAGCCTCATATGGCCAAGATTGATGAACCTATTAGAGAAATTCTAATAGACAATATTATAGAAATGGCAGGAGATGAGTTTGAATCACGAAACTCTTGGATAGCTTTAGCTAAAAAATCAGATGAGGAGTTGGTTCTAGAAATGATTAACATAGCACAATATTTTAGAAACCAAAACAATTGTTAAAATATGGGAAAGAAAAAAAAAGAGACACTTAATATGATTGTAGAAACAATCACTAGAAAACAAAAAGAAAATCTTTATAAAGACTTAGCTGTTATTAGACACTTGATAGATAAATCCATTTCTCATATTGGAAATATTGATACTGCTGATAATTTAGCTGAAGCTTCTTTTAAAGCAGGTAGAGCATATGATCCATTAGATGAAGCTATGGATAAATTAGTTGACATATTAGACAAAATGAGAGAAGATAATGATTTTGATCATTTTGAAGATCTTATTGAAGAATAAACAATTTAAATTTAAAAACAATGAGTAAAGCTAAAAGAATTGTTCTGGGAGAAGGAGAAATCATAGGACACAAACACATTCTAGAGTCTAAGACAGACATAGAATATTCTCAAAATGCAGATAGCATTACATTTATGCTTAATTCTATGGGTATTCTCACCCATGATGAGCATGATAAAATGGTATTTAACAAGGGTAATTACAAATCGTACAATCAGGTGGAATACAACCCATTTGATAAAACAGTACAAAGAGTGTTTGACTAATGAACAAAAGAGACCAAATCCAACAAGAAGCTTTAGACATTGCTCTAAAGCATAAAAGATGTGGTTTGGGAATAAGTATGGGAGTGGGTAAAACTCTCATAGGATTGAAATACATCAACCATTTGCAAGAAAAAAATATGGGGAAGCTTAGGGTGCTCGTTGTAGCACCCAAGCTTTCTATATTTGATTCTTGGTCTTCTGACGCTGAAAAGTTTGGCATAAACCTAGGAGATGCTGAATTTACTACCTACTTGTCACTTAACAAGAAAAACCCACATAATTACGATTTACTTGTATTAGATGAATGTCATTCTCTTTTAGAATCACATCAAACATTCTTATGCGTATTTAACGGTAGAGTGTTGGGCTTGACAGGCACTCCTCCTAGGTATGGTAATTCAGAGAAGGGTAAAATGGTGTACACTTATTGTCCCATCCTTTATAAATACATTACAGATGATGCTGTAGATGATGACATTCTTAATGATTACAGGATAGTTGTTCATAAACTAGAACTTTCTGATGCAAATAACATCCCTGTTAATTTTAAAGACAAGAGCTTTTATACATCAGAAACTAAAAACTACAGGTATTGGACACAAAGAATCATGGATGCCTCAAGTAAAAAGCAAGAACAAATAGCAGCCATAATGAGGATGAAAGCATTAATGGATTATAAAACTAAAGAAGTTTATGCGAAGACTCTTTTAGCTGACATACATGAAAAATGTATTGTTTTTGCAAATACACAAGATCAGGCTGATAGAATGTGTAGGCATTCTTATCATTCAAACAATTCTGATAGTGAGGACAACTTGGAAATGTTTAAGAAAGGTAAAATCTTTGAGCTAAGCTGTGTTTTACAACTAAATGAAGGTGTAAACATTCCTAATTTAGGTGCTGGTATTATTATGCATGCGTATGGTAATGAACGTAAGTCGTCCCAAAGAATTGGACGACTGCTTAGGCTCAATCCTACAGAAGTTGCTACAGTGCACATTTTATGCTATAAAGATACAGCAGATGAAAGATGGGTGGCAGAAGCCTTAAAAGATTTTGATCAAACCAAGGTTAAATATTTTGACGTAAACACATGAGTTATCTAGCAGGTAAATATAAAAAACAAGATGGGTTGCTCAAGCCCCTTACATTAGCAGGAGTGAAGCAATATGAGCTCTATGTTTCTCATATCCCTGATGGAGCTATTGTTGATTTTTTCTATGAGGTGACGCATGATGATGGTACATTGCCACAGCTTGCCAAGCTTCATGTCATGATTAAACAATTGGCTACACACATAGGAGAAACTCCTGAGAACATGAAACTCCTTATAAAAGACAAAGCAGGATTGTGCATTGCCAGAGAGGTTTCTGGTAGAGAATACTTTTTAGCAAAAAGCTTTGGAGAATGTTCTAGAGAAGAATTATCTTTAGCTATACAGGCCGCTATACAAATAGGAGAAGATGTTAATTGTTTTCTAAATTAACAATATCATCTCCAATTTCTTCTTCATAAGTGTGACCCTCTTTTATGAGAGCTGATTCTATCTCTTTTATAAGAACAGTGAGGGTGTGTATGCTTTCCATCCATTGTTCAGAAAACTCCACTTTATTTTTTTCAAAGTCTTCAATTGCAAGTTTAAGTTGGTCTAAATCTTCAACAGATTTATCAGATATAAGATCTATCATAACTTTTTGAAGATTTTGTAGAAAACCTGTTCCAATTTTTATACTTACAATAGCGTCTGCCTTAATTTTAGTTATTTTCATTTTTAATTTTTGTAACAAATTTAATCTAAAATTGTGACAAAACAAGTAGATCTAGAAGAAATAAAAAGCAAGATTATAGAAAAACTAGAGCCATCTGGATGGGCAAGCAAATTGAGAGGCTTTATCAAGAGCTCTGACTTTGATAAAATATTAAATATTTTATACAATTTAAGAAAAGAAGGTAAAAGATTTACTCCTCCACTTAAACATGTTTTTACAGCATTTGAAAAATGTCCTGTAAAAGGACTAAGAGTGGTGGTAATAGGCCAAGACCCTTACCCATATATAAATGTGGCAGATGGTATGGCTTTTAGTTGCAGTATTACAAAGAAGGCTCAACCTAGTTTGAGATTTATCTTTGAAACTATAGATAAGACAAAAGATCATGATCCAGATCTCACCAGATGGGCTGATCAAGGAGTGCTTCTTTTAAATTCGGCACTCACATGTGAAATAGATAAAGTGGGCAGTCATGCAGCTATATGGAAAGACTTTATAGCTTATGTCATAGACATGCTTAATTTCACAGATAGTGGACTAGTATTTATATTACTAGGTTCTAAAGCACAAGAACTAGAACCTCTTATAGGGCCAAACCATTACATTCTAAAAGCTTCACATCCAGCATCTGCTGCACACAATGGCACTTATGTTTGGGACTGTAAAGACATATGGAATGAAACAAACAGGCTTCTAGAAGGAAACTATGGTAAACAACTTAGAATTGATTGGTAAAATTAAAAGATTTTAAAATGGCAGTTAACAAAGTAGATTTAACAATTAGTCAATTAATCAATGACCTTAATGAAGGATTTACATGGCTTAAGAAAGATGATCTTGGCTATGGAAGTATAGAAGTAAAATATGGTGCTAATGAAAAGCAAATAGCTGCTATCAGAAAACATCCAGCACTTAAAGATGCAGAGACTAGTATTACAATCTTTAACATTATAGACGACACTAAAAATGACAATACCACCAGTATTACCAAAGGATCGTCATCTAACGGGTCAAGTAATGCAGTGGAACAACCAAAGTTGGGTGTGGTTACCCCACTTACAGAAGTGGTATCCACTGACGCAGCAAACATCTTTGCAAATCTCTAATAATATGAGACCAAGTCCAACAGAAAGTGCTACATGGTATATGCCACATACATATAAACAAGGTAATGATGGAAACATGTATACTATACAAATAAATAGTAATGGTGTGCATAAATGGGTACGAGCAGCAAGTAACAACTATATATTAATAGAACATAAAAGTAGTAAACATCCATCTTATCACACTGTACCACCAACACAACAACTAACAACAAAACCCCTTAAAATGGCAAAAGCCGTAAAGACCATTACAAAAAAGACCACTCAAGAAGTGCGTCAAATTGAGACATCTTTGATTAACAAAGAAGAAGTATTTAAAATGCTGGCATTGGCAGAAGCCACTGGATTGCCATTATTGCTAGTGGGTGAGCCAGGTGTGGCAAAAACCAAAACTATTATAGATTATGCCAAGGCTTGGCTTAACAGGGATGGTAAAATGGCAAATGAAGATTTCATGAATAAAATTTATGTTCTAGAGACTGATGAGGGCACAAAGTCTTCTGAAGTGAAGGGTATGCCTGACCTTGAGAAACTGTTTACACAAAACAAGTATGATCTTAACACTCCTATTGCTGACGCAGAGATTGTTGTCATCAATGAGGTGGATAAGGCCAGTTCTGGTATTCGTAATGCCATGCTGGGTGTTATGAATGAGAAATTCTTGTTTAATGGTAAACACAAGATTCCTTGTAAATGGAAGCTCTTTGTTGCTACATGTAATGAGATTCCTAAGGATGAGGTTAATAACCCTTTCTGGGACAGGTTTATGCTGAAAATGCATGTAAACAGGGTGAGCGCAGGTGAAATGTCCAAGTATTACAGCAAGGGTGCTAGAAACTACCGTGAAAGCTTTAAAATTGGAATTCCTAACAGAGATGAAATTGAGTCTGTAGAAGTTTCAAATCGTAAACTTGAGAAGTATTTGGAAGTGGGCTACACCTCTAGTTCAGACCGAACTCTCACATTTGTTCCCACATTAACAAAAGCAATTAGTTATATATGGGATATTTCTGTAGATAAGGCTTTGGTGAAAACTGCCCAAATTATGATTGGTTCAAACGCGGGTAGTGATCTTCAAAACAAGTTGATGTCTGCAGAAGTGAAGGCAGTTATGTCTAAAGTTGAAATGCTTAATTCTCATGACACAAATGAGTCTTTAGAGCTTGCAATAGGTGAAATTGAAGGAATTATTAATACATATGCTACAAGAGGTCTTCTTGAGAAAGATCAAGTGGAAGAGATTGAAGCATCTATGCAATATATTCTTCAAAATCATCCTGCTCGTAAGGACTATGATTTGTCAGAGGATTTTGAGAATGCAATGTAATTTTTTTGTTTTAATGTTTCCCCCAGTGTGTCAAAAGCACTGGGGGTTTTTAAAAAATAACAGATGTCTAGAAAATACACCAATGTATACACCATCTTAGAGAAGGTGAAGAAAGGAGACTTTCAGTCATATTATAAAGAAGATGATGGTTTATTTGGAAAAATAGAGTTTTATAAAAAACCAGATCTTGTAAAACCTTACATGCACTATCTTGATGAAAAGAGTCTTGAATCAATAATGGATCATTTTGTTTCAGATAGAAAGTCACTTTTAAAACTGTTAAATCATTTTACAAATGATTCAGCATCCACTAAAATATTAAAAGATAAAAAAGTATCTGAAGAACAGTTTTTTGCAGATGTTAAGGAAAAGAGAAAAACATTTCCAAAGCATTTATTGAAGGATATATTCAAGATGTATTATCACAACATAAAAGATTTGGAATTTGAACAAAGAAAGAGTGAGAACAAAGGAAAATATAAGTTTTTAGAACATGCAAACAATCCTGTTTCTAAAATCATGACAGAGTCTTCAAGCTTGAAGTCTTCTATTTTTGCAAGAAATATTGTTGGTTATTACTTAGCCAAACTTGCAGTGCTACAATATGTAGATCCTCAACTTGAAAAAGATATATCAGATGAGCTACAAAGAACAGCATCAAATGATTTTGATAATGATGTTCTAAATGATCTTTTTAAAAAGGCTTTTGATAATGACAAAGACAAGAATATTTTAGAAAAAATTGTTGAAGAATCTAAAGACTTATGCAGAGGAATTGATCAAATAATGGATAAGGATATGCAAGAAGACATGTTTGAAGCAGCTTCTTATGATGATTCAGCATCAAAAATTTCTTTAAACTATGTTGATGACATTAAACAAAAACTTCAAAAGATAAATATCTCTACAGGTGCTATGAAGGAGAAGATTAAAAAGCTTTTGGATAAGTCTATTAATTATTTTAGCGCAAAGAAGAAAACAATATATAATGACATCTTTAATTCTGATAATATTCAGGATATTGTAGATTATGAGTTTTTTCATCCAAAGCTAAAGAAGAGTCTTATAGAAGACATTATGGTGAGGGAAACCAAAAGCATTGGAAAGATAGATGTCTATGTAGATTGTTCTGGTAGTATGTCTTCAAGCTGTGGCTCAAAGAATAAAAATGGAGAATCTGTTAGCAAAATTGATTTTGTAAAAGCCTTTATTTGTAAGTTAAAAGACTTGGATTTGCTCAATGATCTTTATCAATTTGATAGTAAAGTGAAAAAGAACAAATCTGATGTTATTAGCATTTCTTTAATAAATGCAGGAGGAGGTACTGATATTAACAAAGTGGTTAAAAACATAATTGCAAATAAAAGAAATGCAATAGTTCTTACAGATGCGGAAGACCATTGTGCAAATTATTCAGAGCTGGCCTATTTTATAGGTGTAAAGGGAGCACAATTTCACTATTTTGAGTCTACTGTTTTAGAACAATATGTCAACTCTAGTCAAATAATTGTTTTTGACGGGGAGAAAATTAATCAAGTTGATAAAAAAGGACATATTCTCTAAATGTATTGTTCCAGGGGTTAGAAAAGGAAGAAGAGGGTGCACATAAGTGCACTCTCTCACCTTCCTTGTCCTCTATATTTAGATACTTTCTTACATTTAGGACCTCTAGATTTAGCAGCTTTACCACCTTTTCTAGATCCAAATGTAACTTTTCTAAGATCGTTTGTTGATTTTGGCATTTTATGTGGTTTTTAGAATTCTTCACCTTCCACTCCTGATTCAAATTCTTCAGGAACTTCAAGAACATCAATTTCAGTGGTTTCCTCTCCTTCAGTTTCAATGGTGGTTTTTGCTACAGCTGTAGCTACAAGACCAGCAACAAGAAGATTTTTAAACAATACACTCACCCAAGGAAGGAGTGTAAAAGAAAATTCAGGAAGGACAGTTTGTCCCAATTTTTCAGCTGTAAGTACAGCTGCAGAGCCTACAGTGATCATAAGGCTCCATTTAATCATCACTTTAAAAAATTCAGGTTCAGGAGAACTAAGTCTTGTAAGAATGTTCATTTCTCTTGCCATTTTGATATAGTTTTTAAGGGTTAAAATTCGTTAGGTACAACAATAGGATCGTTTATAGTTATATTAGCTATTTGCTGACAACCTCTGTTATCTGTCACAGTGTATGTGTAAAAACCAGAAGGTTGACTAAAAGAACCTGTTCCTGTGTATGGAGGTGTACCACCAGATCCATTAATAGTAATGGTAGATGTTCCACCTACGCATGTAAGTGTAGTAGCAGAAGGAACTACAACTAATTGAGGAGGTTCTGCTAGGTTAATAGATGTGTTAAATTTAGCACCATTAGCATCTGTTATAGTGAATACACTCAGTCCAGCACTTCTTGTAAATGTGCCAGTTCCAATATAAGGACTCTGTCCACCTGATGCACTGACAGTAACTACAGTTGTACCTCCTTTACAAGGAATACCTGCAGTCACAGAACAACTAGCTGTTAAAGGTGTAGGTTGTGTAACTGTAAAGCTATTGCTTACAGTGCACGCTTTAGCATCTCTAGTAGTGATTGTATGTGCTCCAGCTGCCACTTTAGAAAATACATTACTAGACTGATATGTACCCCCATCTAATGAATAAACATAAGGAGATGTACCACCAGTAGCAAAAGGCTGGGTTACAGATGTAGAATCTCCATTAATAAGTATATTATTAAATACAGGAGCAGATGCAGCTAATACTGCAGGTTGTGTAATTACAATCTCTATAGTGTCTTTTACATTGACATTATCAGTTACAATAAACTGATGTGTACCAGCAGCTCTTGTAAACACTCCAGTGCCTGAATAAGGACTAATTCCTCCTGTAGCACCTATATTCACTGTAGTTGTGCCTCCATTACAAGATATTGTACCTGCAGTGCCAGATGCATTAAGAACACTAGGCTCACTAACTACAAAGTTTTTAGTGGTAATACAACCATTAACATCTTTTGTATTTACTAAATAAGTTCCTGCAGTGACACCTGTAAACACATTAGAAGCTTGATAAGGGGATGTGTTAAGTGAATACTGATAAGGACTAACACCACCAGACGCTCCAGGTTGAGTGACTGTAGTGGTTCCACCATTGATTAAAATAGGAGGTGCTGTAGGAGTTCCTGATACAAGAAGTGTAGGCTGTGTAAGTGAAACAGTTCTTGTTGCAGAACATCCATTAGCATCTTTCACTGAATATACCACTGTACCAACAGCTTGTGTGAAGTTACCAATACCAGAATAAGGGGTGATTCCTCCTGATGCTGTGATTGCAACAACTGCTGTACCACCATTACAAAGAATACTTGCAGGAGTTTCAACAGAATTAACAACAATAGCAGAAGGTTCTGTAATAGCAATGCTTCTTGTAATAGCACAAGCATTAGCATCTGTAATTGTTACATTGTAAACACCTGCAGAAAGACCTGTTCTATTCTGTGTAGTTTGTCCTGTGTTCCAAAGATATGTGTATGCTCCTGTGCCTCCAGAAGGAGAAATAGTAATATTACCAGTGGATTGACCACCGCATAATACATTAGTTTGATTTGCAGTGGCAGTAAGAGCAACAGGTTGTGCTACTACAATACTAGTGGTAGCAGTTGCCCCTGCAGCATCTGTAACAGTGAATGTATAAGTGCCAGCATTACGGGTGAATGTACCAGTTCCTGTATAAGGAGGAAGACCACCATTACCACTAACATTTACGCTAGTAGTTCCACCGTTACAAAGAATAGGGGCAGCACTTGCTGAAGCAGAAAGAGTACCTGGTTCTGTAAGACTAATAGATTTACCAATAGTACACTGATTGGCATCTTTAATAGTGATGCTATACAATCCTGCACTTACATTGGGAAATACATTGCTAGATTGATAAGCACCTGTACCAAGTCTGTATTCATACCCAGATGTAGTTATAGAACTTCTAATAAACTCAATTTCAGATAGTTGTATGCAACATGAAATAGAGGGCGTAAGAACAGATGTAAGATTAAGACGATAAGTTGTATATGCTGTAGTGTTTGAAATTGTATATGTCTTCTTTAAGAATCTACTAGCAAATGTTTCACCAGTTCTTGTATCTAATGTCACCCATGTAACACCACCATTGTTAGAACCCATAAGATTCCAACTTGTAGGGTCTCTTTCAGGAAGATCACCACCAGATGTAAGTGTATATGATGTCACTATTTGTCCAGCACCTGAAAGAGTGTATTGAATCCATGAAGCTCTTGTTGTAGGGTTGGCATTAGCAAAGTCTACCCACTTTGTATTTGGATTATTATCAATCAGTAAAGCTTTAGGTTCAGCGGGAACTTCTCCTTGCACTGTTAATGTACCCGGTAATTCTGTAATATCTGTAGAATTAGAAACAGAAGTATTAGTTACACCCCCTGTAGCAATAGGTTGTGTAATTGTTGTTGTCCCTTTGTTCACTGTTATAGGCGGAGCTGTAGGATTACCTGCAGCGAGAGGAGTAGGTTGGGTGATGGTCTGAGTGGTAGTAGTGGTACAACCCCTAGAGTCAGTGATAGTGCAGGTGTAGGTTCCAACTGGAATTCCAGTTCTGTTTTGTGTAGTGACACCTCCACCCCAATTGTACGTATAAGGTGAAGTTCCTCCTGTAGGAGTGACATTGATGCTTCCTGTTGACGCTCCATGACAAAGAACATCTGTTTTTGCAGATGTTGCTGCAAGCGTTGCTGGTTGAGATAGGACAATAGTGGTTGTTGTTGTATTAGGTGTGGGCGTTGTAGCATCTGTAACTGTAAAGGTATATGTACCAGCTGTCCTTGAAAACGTACCTGTCCCCGTGTAAGGAGGCGTACCCCCAGTAGCAGCTACAGTAACAGTGGTAGACCCCCCATTACAAGCAATAGAAGTTTGTATAGAAGAACTAGCTATTAATCCCCCTACAGTTGCAGTACCATTAGGAAAGAATATATTACCATAATAAGGAAGAATAACAGCACTATTATTATAAACCACTCCTTTATAATCTATTTTACTTAAACCAGGAAATGAGTAAGTAAAAGGAGTGGATGTAGCATTGTATCGAAAGTCAGGAGTGGTTGATGGAAAAGTTGTATCTTTTGCAGATTTACCTGACCATGTGCTCCAATTAGATGTTTTAAAAGGTGCTAACCCAGCAGCAACACCATTAGTTGCATAACTATTAACCATGTATGGAGATGGAGCAAAATTTGAAACATAGTTACTATCAATGACACCCATGTTTTGCAATTGGGATTGAATTTGAGATATACTAGAATTATCATAAGTGTAATATGCAAATGAATAATTCCAATTACACAATCCATTTCCACCGCCATTGCTGTACAATGCATTTTTTTTAATATTCATTGAAACAGGAGTAAGTTGTACTGGCGGATATCTCCAAACTCTCATTGCACTAGGCCAACCAATAGTAATATTTTCTCTTACGTTGAGATTTCTAGCACCATTAAAGTAATATCCAGCATCGTCATAAGTATTAGTAACACCTCCGCAAGATCCAGTAAGTGTACTTTGAGCACTATAAAGAGAAGGACCTACTACATTACTATCAATAATAGCATTGGATGCTCCTCCGTCCATATAAATACCATATCCCTGTGTGTTTAATCCAGGTGTTGATGTGCCGTACAAAAATTTACCAGAGTTAAGAATAATATTATTCTTAAGTCTTCTATTTGTAAAATTGATATTACCATCTTGATCCCATGCATAAATACCTCCTCCATCTGATTTTGCAATACAAGGAAAAGAAATAACATTTTTTTCTAAGGTGATATTGCTTCCATAGAATCTAATACCAGCATATCCAATAGAATCTATAATGTTTTGACTACAGGTTACAACAGAACTATTGCCTGTTTCTATTTCAATACCTGTATGCTGATTATCTTGATTACCTTGTGTTCCTGCTCCACCATTAGTTAAACCAGCAAGTCCTTCAATATTACCGCAGGTCTCAACTGTATTACCTCTAATAGTTGCACTACTTGTCACCCAAATACCGTTAGAACCAATATCTCTAACTAAGTTGTTTTCTATAAGTGCATTAGAACCTCTTAAATCAATACCCCATCCTTGAGCAAATCTTACATAACAGTTTCTAATTGTAACATTTGAACCACTTCCAGTGATGGCTTTTTCAGTGCAACCTTGTACATCAAGACCATCGATAGTAATATTAGTATTGCCTCCTAATGTAATAAGCGTGGTAAGAGTGGGAAATCTAATAGTTCCAAGAGTGGAAGGATTGCTTGTAGAAAACATTGTAAGCAACTTTGTAGAGTTGCTAAAGTGCCATTCATTTTGTTGGTCAAGTGTAGCTAAATTATTTTGTACAAAATAACCCCAATTACCATTAGAAAAACCATTAGCAGTAATTCCATACATTCCTGCTGGATTGTTACAATTAATTGTTGTACCTGAAATAGAATTAATAGGCATTACATCAAGATTCCAGTTGTTCTTAAAGAGAACCAGCTCACCACCAACATAAGAAGGCGAAATTGCTGTAACTGATGTAACATTAATTGGTGTTACTGCAGTTAAATTACCACTATATCTAATCCATGCTGCAAACCCGTCTACATAGTTAGGAAATCTACCATTTCTAACTATTTGACCATTAAGCGTAAGAAGCCTAATATTGTTAAGAGTTGTAGAAATAGTAGTGGCCCATCTGTTTGTACCAGTATTGCTCCAAGATGATGGTGTGACAAATCCTGTAATAACAGGTAAATTGCCTGTACCATAAGCACCAAGAGTGATTCCAGATTTACCAACAGCAATTGTACCAAAAAATGTACCTCCTCTTTGGAAATAAATTCTGTCTCCAGAATTAATACTTCCCCAAGAAGAGTTTAGTTTGGCAATAGTTGCCCATGGTGCAGATGTACTCTGACCATTATTGGCATCACTACCGCTATTACTAATGTAATAGTCAATAGCATAAGATTTAAAAGAAAACAATACAAGAAAGATAGCTAATAGCTTTTTCATAAAATGGTTGTTTGTTTATAATTTTGACACAATATTTAATTTTGAGTATTAGATTGAGCTTTTGCGGCTTGTACCAAAGCTCTAGCTTCTTCAACAGTCTTACCTTCTTTGATATAATCAGACACTCTTTTATCTTGAGCATCTCTAATTGCTTGTTCTTCTGGGGTTACTTTTCTTATTGGCATAATGTTTAAATTTTAAGGGTTATAAAATACAGCCCAACCTTTTATTACAAGACTAGCTTGAGCTGCTAAACCTAGACCAGATGGTGTAGAATTAGTGCCTCCACTAAGATCAACATAACCATTGCTAAGACCATTGTCATCAAGTGTAATTAGAACATGATTTACAGAAGCTTCTGTTAAATTATTACTATTCAGATCAACATAATCCAAGCCCACACAACCTGTAATGTTTATATGTTGCAATCCTGTATCATCATTATATAACTGTGTCATTGTGGTGATTCCTGTAAAATCTAAAGATGTGAATCCCATATTATCACCATCCCATTCATTAATACCTTCTAATTTTTGAAGATTGCTTATTGCTACAGCTGTACCAGGACCAAACCCAATTTCAAAATCGTCAATTTGAGAAGGATTGTTTATACATAAATAAACAGTGTGAGGGATTAAACCTTCCAAGTCATATTCAAAGTCATAATTACTTCCATCAGCAGGAAGAGAAAAACTTTCACTTTCTGTAGATGTCCAATGAACAGATCCTGTTAAATTAGGTCCTCCATTTACAGTTTGTAATGTAAAACCATAAAGTCCACTTACTTCATCTGCAATAGCTTGTATAGCTATGCAACATGAATACTCTTTAATAGTGTTACAACATAAGTCTGCTGGAACCTCTTTCCATGTAGATGGTCCACTAGGGAATGATCCACTAGTAAGAATCATACTACCAGGTACAATCTTGCCTTGCTTGCTGTACCTTACAAATGCTCTTTTTTTCATTTTATTTATATTTTAAAGGTCAAAATCTAAATGCTCTATTTTTTCCCATTATTTTTTATTTACATATCTCCAACCGAAAAGATAAAATCATTTATATCTTCACAAAGAAGATTTCTAATTTGAGGATTTAAATAAAGTGTTAAAATAGAACCAGAAACTTCAAAATAACCCCAAAAAGAAAAATTAGTATTGAAGTAATCGGCAACTTCTTGATAACTATTTAATGAAGGACCTGTAAAAAAACTCGTAAACTCTTTGCTACCATCTCCTACACATTGTATTTGAATAAACAAGTTAGTACTTGATGGTAAAACAGACATTGTAAGAGCTAAATTATAACTAAGAGGGAATTCTCTACTAGTGTTAGGATTTATTTCACAACAATAGTTTGTAGATACTTCTTTCCATAATGCAGTTTTATCAGGATAGCCACCGTTAGTAGTTACTACTAAACTTCCAGGAACAAGTTGTCCTTTTTTAGTATATCTTACAAATCCTCTTTTTTTCATTTCTAATCTTTTATTAAATGTATTGAAAATCCAAAATGATTTACAAAAGCCTTTTGTTTTGACATCTCATTTTTTAGGTTTTGAAGGCTTGGATGGTTTACCACATCCACAACCATAAACAGCTGTACTCTTTATCATATATTTAGATTTTTTAATTGTACACTCTTATTTCTAAAGATGCATTTAATAAAGAACTATCTACTAAGTTGTCTTGTCTTGTTGCATATAACGGTTTACTAAACTGGTTATTATTATTAAAATAAGTCACTAATACATCTTCTCTACCACTTGTTCCACTTACTATAACAATAAATGTTTTATCTGTAGTGAACAATTCAGAAGAATTAACTGAATACTGTCCAACATTATCATAAGTAAACCAAATATTTCCAATAGTATTTTCTAACACTGTTGCTACTGGGGCTCCTCCATTAAATTCTAGAATTCCAGTGTCCCAATTATTAGGAGTTGTTCCTGTAGCAACAAAATATGTTCCCACATTATTATTTGGTGCTCCTACATTTGTAAAATCAGCTATAGCACTATTGTTATTATAAATAAAATAAGTAACTCCTATTGTTAAATCTCCACCAGAAATACTACCTAGACTATTTCCACCATTCTGTGTTAATAAAGCTGTATATACTTTATATGTAGATGACGAATTATTATTAATCTGGTCTACCAGCTGATTTACATGTGCTATACGAGCTAATGCGTTATCTCCCACTGTTTTACTTAAGTAGGGATCAGGACTTTTGGGTTTAATTTTTTTTATCATATTTTTGCAAGTTGAAAGTGCATACCATCTCTACGTCTCCATGTACCACCCCATTCAAATCCTGCGTCTGTAAAACACTTTACAAACCCAGGGGAAAGTCTTGGTCTACAACCAAAGCAGTTCCATGCTGCATTTACATCAACAGCTATACCCCAGCTGTGGAGACTCATTGTAAGACCAAATCTCTTCCTGCGAATGTTAAAACAACCATCCCATGTCTTCAGCTCTTTTACAAAACCTCTTGTAATAAGATTTTGTAATGCTGCACTGAGAGGTTTAATTAAGTCTTTATTACAGAATATTCTTTTAGGAATGACTCCCACTTCTAAATTAGCAGGGACATCCCATGTAGTCATCCACCTATTCTTAAGTGAAGGAGCACCGTATTTCTTATATGCTTGCTTACTGGTTACCATCATTTCGTTATTATAATCGTAACCAGTGCTATCAAACCCCCGGTTAAGAGAATATCTGTAAATTTTTTCTTTGTCTTATATTTCTTAAAGTCTTTAGAAAGGGTGGTGTAGTCTTTATTACATTCTGCTAAAAGAGAACTAAGAGCCTCTTTAGCAACCTTATCATTACCAATCTGTTCTAAATAATAAGATTCTTTTAACTGTTGTTTAGAAATGATGCTGTCTTTTACAGTGATCATCTTCATGTTTTCATTCACCTCAGATATTGCTAAACTGAGCATAGCATATGCAGAGTCTCCAGCAATGAGGTCTTCTGTAATTTGTTTTGCCACCTCTCCAGGTATGCATACAGACGGAGAAGGCTTTTGAGAAAAGCCTACTAATGAAAAACAGGTGAATATGGTGATTAAAATAAGTTTCATAATTAGTAATTGTATCTATTTTTTAAGAAGCTATCTGCTTGATCTACAGAAAATCTTTTAGAAGCATCAATTTTATCATTGTAATATTCTCTTACAATAACCTTTGTCTTCTTTATATCTTTAATCTTCAGATCAATATCATTAATCCTGTTATTATACTCTTGTGTAACACTATCTAATGTATTCTGTTTCTTTACAAGCTCTTGATTCACCAGATTAAGACTATCAATTCTTTGCTTAATCACTTCATTATCAACACGTTTCTCTCTTTTAGTGAAAATAAACAGAAGTAGATATATAACAAGCAACACCCCAGCAACCACGCCTAATATGGTGAGCAGATTGCTTTTAGGTTTAGGAAAGTAAATATTTGGTGTTTCCATAAATTATGAATGAACTGCTTTTACAACATCTCCTGTTCTATAGACATCTCCATTTTTTAAACCACCTGCTTTTGCTGCTGCATTATTTGCATATTCAGGAAGATTATTAAATTTTCCAAGAAGTCTTTTTACTTTATTTGTAAGCCAGTCAAGCCTACCAAATATATCTGAAGAAATAGGGTTCATATTAACTTATTTTAGGGACATATTTCTTTACATCATATATATCCTCATGTTTAAAGTATAGTTTATCCATATCTGGATTAACATAAGTGATTTTTCTAGGAGCAGAAGGCCCATAAAGCATCCTTTCTAGGTTTTCTATCTTGGTTTTGTCTATACTAGACTGAGATAATAGTGCCTTTACATCTGACCTAAGCTCAGATACATCTCGCCATATCATCATGGCAAGTATGGTTACAAGGGTTGGAAACAAATACGCCTTAATAGACGTAAGAATGGCAGAGTTTTTTTCGAATTCTCTTGTCATTTCAAAACCAATTTTATACCTTTACAAACATTTTTTTCAACAAAAGACTGCTTAACCGAGCTAAAGTCCTGATTTACAATGAGTTATATTGCAGCATCAAGAATAAATGCAGGTTAATTAGAACTTCTTAACCCAGGACTTGTAAGAGTATAGCTCGGTTAGCAGGTTCTATTCTACAATATAATATACTAAATTTTTGACAAACCTCCATCTATAATCCTTAAATTTTATCAATTATGACCCTCAATCAAGAAGAAGTGTTGGCAGTTGAAGACTTTAAACGGGACTTCAGTGCAAAATTTGGGTATGTCCCACTAATAACTATAGAAAAAACACCAGAAAAAGTAATGCCTTTAAGTGAGCTTGAAGAATTTTTTAAGCCTTTTATTGCCAGAAAGTATGATAAAAAGATCACACTAAGCTCCAATCTTAGAGATAGAGAGCTTGTTGAGTATAAGATTATTTATTCCATGATGGCAAAAGAACTAGGATACACCCTCACAGCAATAGCAAAACATCTTAAAAAAGATCACACAACAATCGTTCATTATAATAAGACTTTTAGAAATCTTATGGCAACATCAGACTTATTTAATGAAAAGTATAACGAAGTGGTTGTTTATATAAAATCATCTAAATGATGGAAAGCTTAAAAGTATGGAACGTTGCAGTGAAATATAATATGAGTCCAAATCAGTTATATTTTCTTGATTGCTGCAGATATAAAATTAAACCCTCCAAATTAATTAATGAGGAGGCTGAAAAGATGATATGTATACAAAAAGGCTTTATTGACCTTGATTGCCATCTTTCTATTACAGCAACTCAAATGTTGGCTGAATATGACACCTTCCTTGATAAAACAAAGAAGAAGGTGGCTAAAGAAGTGCTTGGAGAAAACTTTATGGAAAAGGTAAACACCTATAGACAACTCTTTCCAAAAATAAGATTTCCTTCTGGTTCACTAGCCAGACAATCAACCAATGAACTAAAGGACAAGTTTATATGGTTCTTTAAAACATTCCCAGAATATGATTGGGAATTAGTGTTTGACGCAACAGACTATTATTTATATTTAAAAAAACAAGTTGATTACCAATATGCCGTAACAAGTAGCTATTTTATAAAAAAGACAGAAACATTAACTAAAGAAACAAAATCCATTCTTGCTGATTATTGTCAGCAACTATTGGATGATCCCAATTTATTATCTTCTTAAAAAGTTTATGGAAAAAAAGATTCACATGTTACTGATTTCCATATTGTTATCAGTTACAGCTTGGCTATTCATTGATTCATTTATAGTGAGTGTTGGTTTTTTTAGATATTTAATTATTGAACTCTTCTTACTAGGAATGAACAAACTAAGTATTTACATTTTTAAAAAATATCAACTTTATGACAAAGATGAATGAAGAACACATCAAAATACTATACGATGTGTTTACAGTGTCTAGCACTTCAACACAAGATTTCCGTTGTTTAAATTATGAAATGTTTGAACTGCTGGCTAACAAAATTTATGAAATTGGATATTTACAAGGAAATTTAGAAGGACTGGGTAGATCTAAAGAAATTCTTGAAGAGCTTATTGATAAAAAATAATAAATGTCTATAGGAATTAAACATCTTTTTGGAGGTAAATTGTATTCTGAAATACTTTCAGAAGGCTTAGTGTATATAGAAGACAGGATGAGAGGTAGAGTTAAGTCTTTTAAAACTCCTTGGGTGGGGTTGAACAAGGCTGGCGTAGGAGGATTGGAATGGGGTTCAATGATAACCATAGGTGCAAGACCTGGGTCAGGTAAGACATTGATTGTCAGCCAAATACTCAGGGAATGCAGAACACTCAATCCTTTACAACACTTTAACATCCTTGAATTTCAGTTTGAGATGGGTGCAAAGCAGGTTTCAGCTAGAGATTTTGTAGCTAAAACTGCACTTGATTATAACACTGTTTTAAGTACGGATGGACAGCTTGATGATTATCATTTTCAAATGATGAAGCAATATCAAGAAGACTGTAAAAATCTTGAACAAAGAGGTGTTCTAAGAGTGCAAGTAAATAATGCTCTCACCCATCAAGAGATAAGAGAAACAATTATTCATTATTACAAGGAGCTTGGTGGTAAGCCTCTGGTTGTCACTGTGGACCATAGCTGGCTCATCAAGAAGGGAAAAGATGAAAAAGAAAAAATAAGCACTCTATACAATGCTGTAGAAATGTTTATGCAGCTTAAAAATCAGCTCCCCATCATTGTGATTATGATTACACAGCTTAACAGAACTATTGAAGAACCTTCTAGAAGAGTGCAAGGCTCTATAGCAAACTATCCCACCAGCTCAGATATATTTGGTGGTGATGCTTTGATGCAAGGTTCTGACATGGTTGTGGTTTTAAGCAGACCTTCTATATTAAATATAGGAGTGTATGGTCCAAGTGGCTATCTTGTAAAGTCAGATGATATCTTTATGCACCTGATCAAGGTGAGAAATGGTGCAGACGATGTAAACATTCTTTACATGAAAGCTGAGTTTAAAAACCAAAGAATGATAGAAGTTTCTGAACCCACTGCCTCTAATCCTGGAGGTATGGGATTCACCAGAAGATCACAACGAACCACTACATCTACAGACATAGATGTTAGTGATATTTAAAAACTAAAAATTGTGTTATGAGTAGTCAAACCGCTGAACAAAAAAGAAAAGAAGAAAAACTAGAAGCTATTAGAAGCTACCATGCGCCTTTAATTAAAGATTTGGGAATTGATAAGAAAAACTTTCAAATGAAGTCTCCCAAAGTTGTTAATGGTGTAAGGTGTGTACAGCTTTACGATAGTGAATTTCTTAAAAAAGATGGATTTTACTTTGAATTAATACACGGAGGTTTGGAGCCAATAGATCCAAATAGAACTGTATACAGAATTCAATATAACCCCAACTTTAGAGAGGAATATGATGAGTTTAAGATTGTAAAATATGATGAGGTTAAAAAAGAGGAAAAGATTTTAATTGTATACAACGTACCTTTAGAAGAAGCAATTATTGTAGATCCTTATTCTGCAGCAATAAGCAAGGGGTCCTCTATTGTTATAGATGACAAAGAAAAAAGTTTGAAAGAGTATGGGAATTTTAAAAATAATCCTGTATCTTTGGAAGACCAGCCCTTCAGTGAAATGACCATCAGAGATTACATGGCTATCCACACAGGCAAGCCCGTGAGTTTAAAAGGTTGGCTCAACGCCTTAATAAAAAACACACTATAAATGGCTCACAGCATTCTTGTAATTGCAGAATCAGGTTGTGGAAAATCAACCTCTATAGAAAATTTGGACCCAAAAGAAACATTCATCATCAATGTAGCCAACAAACCCTTGCCTTTCAAAGGATGGAAGAAGAAGTATTCCATTTGGAGCAAGGATAATGTTGGAGGCAATATGTATGATAAGTCTAGCGTTTCCAACATTGAAGCTTGTATTAAGTATGTAAATGACAAGCGTCCTGAAATTAAAAATCTCATTGTTGATGACTTTCAATACATGAGTTCATTTGAGTTCTTTGACAGGTCAGATGAGAAAGGCTATGAAAAATTCACTCAGATTGGTGCAGGACTTGCAAGGATAGCAAGAATGCCCAAAGACATGAGAGAAGACCTCATGGTATTTTTTCTTACGCATGCTGAAGAAGGCTCAGATATGGAAGGAAAGAAGAGATATAAGGCCAAGACAATTGGTAGAATGGTAGATGAAAAACTTACATTGGAAGGTTTGTTTTCTATTGTGCTGTTTGGAAAAGTGAAGAAAGACAAAGATGGCAACATCCGTTATGTGTTTGAAACACAAAACAATGGTGAGAATACTTGTAAGTCTCCTAAAGGGATGTTTCCAACATTTGAAATTGTAAATGACCTTGCTTATGTAAGAGAGTCTATTTTGAATTACGAATCATAATCTATTAAAATTTAAATCTTAACAACATGTTTAACACAAAAGGACAAGAAATTAAAACTGGTGGAGGAACACAAAAAAGTTTACAACCAGGTGTAGTGTATGCACACATTTATGATGCACAAGTTAGAACTGCTAAGAGTGGCAAAAAAGCTCTTGAGCTTACATTGGAAGGCCCTGCAATGGAAAACTTTGAAGGCTGGGCTGTAGATAGAAACAACATTGAGGGTGAGAAGTTTAAAGGTCAGTCTGCCAAAGTTATGGCAACTATTTATACAGATGACTTTAACTCCCAAAGTCCTGCTAAAAATGACATTCTTTATAAACTTTTGTTTATTGCCTCTGAGCTTGGTCTTAGAGATGATCTAGATGGTATCACAAGCAACACCATTGAAGAGTGGGTTAAAGAAGCAATTAACATTCTTAAGAATAAGAATCTTTATTTCTTCTTGAAAGGCACTGAGGAAGAATATAATGGCAAAACCATTATTAAACTGTCCCTGCCTAAGTTTAAGTTTGCCTCTTCTGAAAAGGATGGCTTGGATGCATTTGATAAGAACAATCAATATCATTATAAAGCTCTTCAAAATAAACCCATCTCTGGTTTTGAACCAGCAGCAGATGACTTTGAAATGTAAGGGTTAGTGTTTTATCATTTTTTATGGGGAGTGTTTCTACACTCCCCTTTTTTATTCTAAATTTGTGTCCATGTTTAAAACAAAGAACTTGGTACATAATGTAAAGGATGTACCAATAAAATGGATATTTGAACATTTCTGCAAGTTGAATGAGAAACTCAGCGGGCAAGATGTAAAAATTAAGTCTTTATTTAATCCTGCAGAACGTACCCCTAGCATGTGCATTTTCTTTAATGATACACATGGTGGGTATAGATATAAAGATTTCTCTACAGGGAAGGGTGGTTCTGCTATGGATTTGGTAAAAGAACTTTATTCTTTATCTTTTCATAAGGCTTGTGAGTTTATTGTAGAAAGTTATAATGACTTTGTACTACATAACAATGGAGGCTATGATGTCCAAGAATTTGTAAAGCAAAGTAAATATAAGGTTACTAGTTATAAGGTGAGAAGCTGGTCTACACAAGATCAGTATTTTTGGACTCAGTTTAACATTGGTTCTAAGATTCTTGAAAAGCATCATGTCAAGCCTCTGGAAAACTACTTTATGACCAAAGATGAAAAAGAACTTTGTATAAAAGGACTCTACATCTATGGTTATTTTAAGGAGGACGGTTCTCTCTATAAGATATATCAGCCTAAAACCCTTGATAAAAAATTCATCAAGGTGGCTAGCTATGTCCAAGGATGGGAACAGCTAGAGAAACATGATCACCTGCTTATTACATCCAGTCTTAAAGATGTAATGGCCATTAAATCTCTTAAGCTTAAGATAGATGTTATAGCTCCTGATAGTGAAAATACAATATTAAAGGAAGACATAATACAATCTATTAAAAAGAGATTTAAGAAAGTGATTGTGATGTTTGACAATGATGAAGCAGGAATAAAAGCCATGCAGAGTTATAAAGAAAAACATCCATTTATAGAAATAACACTTCTTCCAATGAGTAAAGATGTTTCAGATAGCATTAAAGATTTTGGAGCTAAGGAGGTTTTAAACAAATTAGTGCCTATCTTAGATAAAAAAATCAATAATGGCTAAGAAAAAACGCATTGTGACCCCCAAACCCAGAAATGCTGGCACCATGACGGAGTCAGCTTTCTGGTCTTTTATTAGGAGTGCTCTTAGGCAGAAGAGTAGATGGTGGAAGCCTATTACACAATGCAAGATGAAGTCACGCAGACCTTATAAAGGACCAAATAAAAGACAAAAGTTTGAATACCAATGCAAACAATGCTCTAACTGGTTTCCTGATAAGAAGGTAAATGTGGACCACATCATACCTGCTGGTACATTAAGATGTGCTCAAGACCTTCCAGGGTTTGTAGAGAGGTTATTTTGTGAAGTGGGCAATCTACAGGTGCTCTGCACTACATGCCACGATAAAAAAACAAAAGATGAAAAGTCCAAAAACGTATGAGGATCTTATAGAAACTGTATTAAAACAAATTGAATTAGATGTACACTGTGGAGATGTGGAAGCTATAGAAGAACTGCTTGAGTTCTGCCCTATACAAAACCTTATAGCCTATTTACCAGAAGAAGATTGGAAAAAATTTAAACATTTAGACAATGAAACTAACTAAAGAAGAAGTGAAAGCTTTAAGGCTTTACTTGGATGAAACAACTATTAACATCACAAGTCTTATAAAGAAAATAGGGCTTGTTAATGTTAGACAATTTGAAAAAGTGATTGATAAAATTTACAAGGAAGATGGCACAATTGCATGAGACCCTAATGGGTAGAAAACTTATAGAAAGTACACTGCCTAGAATTGCTGATGCTTTAGAAGAAATCGCACGTCAGCTTAAACTAGCAAATAGAGAAAAAGAAGAACAATGGAAACAAGAAGCCTACTGGGAAGAAATGGAAAGAAAACTCAGTGAGCAAAGAGATGATTTAGTTATTCCCTTTTAAATTATACACTATGCCAGAAGAATTAGTTTTGTTAGACCCCATCAATGTTCAATCACTTATAGAGTTTTTAGAGTATGAAGAAGGCTATACAAAAGACCCTGAGACAGCAAAAAGAATTAGAGAACTATTAATTAAATTAAACATATGGAACTTGAACAGTTAATGGAAGACTCTGTGAAACTCATAGAGGAAGACTTTTATAAAAAGAAGTTTTATTTTTCTTACAGCAGCTTGAATAAACTGATGTGGAACCCCACTGTGTTTTACCAGATGTATGTTCTGGGCCTCAAAGAAGAGAAGACAGACCAACATTTGGTGCATGGAAAGGTTATACATGCACTTCTTTTAGAAAAGGAGAAGTTTAATGAGAAATTTACCATTTCTCTCACTTCCCTTCCTACAGGAAACACAAAGACTGTTTTAGATATTGTCTATAAACATTCTCTGGAGCTTATAAAGAATGGAGACCAAAGAACAGAACTCAATGAGTACCAAAATGCAATTATAGATGTCCTTAGAGATATGAATTTGCATCAGAGTTTAAAGACAGACCAACAAAGAGTTGATAAGATAATCACACCTGAAGCTCTCACCTATTGGTCCTATCTTCAAACAAAGGGGGAAAAAACAGTTATAGACAAAGAAACATATGATTATTGTGAAAATGCTGTGGAAATGATTAAATTCAATAAAGACATCTGTGGTCTTATTGGATGTAATGTTTCTGAGTTTGACAATAAACAGGTGTTTAATGAGATTCCCTTACAGGTGGATATCCCCAACAATGTTTTTGGTCTTAAGGGAATTATAGACAATTTAGTATTTGACCATGATAAAAAAATTGTTTATATTAATGATATAAAGACAACCTCAAAAGATCTTAAGGATTTTTCTGAGACTGTTGAGTTTTATTCATATTGGATGCAAGCTGCAATCTACTGCACTCTAATAAGTTTAAAACATCCAAACTTACTGGCATCAGGTTATCAGCTGAAGTTTCACTTTGTTGTAATAGATAAGATGTTGCAAGCTTATGCCTTCCCTGTAAGAGAAGCCACTCTTGTGGATTGGTTGGATAGATTTAAAGCAGTGCTAGACAAGGCAATGTGGCATTATGAAAAGAGAAGATATGATCTGCCTTATGATTTTGCAGTGAATTCTGTCACTCTATAAAAAATGTATAATGATCAAGAGTTTGTATGGAAAATATTTTCAAAAATCCAGGTCTTTTCTTTACCCAGCTCTTGGTATAAGGAAGAATAGCAAGTTTTCACCTTTAGGAACATACCTTTCTATAAAGAATGTTATAGGTCCTGAAGATGCAAAACTTATATGCACGTTTAAGAAAGAAGATGATAACAAAGAATTTGAACTTTTTGAAATGAATATGTTGTTAGAAAATCCCTTATTCTTGAAAAAGATAAGTTTAGATGAGTATAATATTTACATATTTGATTTTGAAGCATATCAAGCTGATTGGTTCAACTTCATATTGGGAAAATACTCCAGGCTCTCCAATGTGTTAAAGAGAGCAATAAAGAACTATTATGGTCAAAATAGCATGGAATATGAATACATGGACAGCTACTTACATCCAGTTGAATACTTTAATTTATATTCTAATCTGTTAGATATTGACACTGATAGTTTAAAAAAAATAGGAGAACTTTGTGATGCGTGTGATATTAATAAAGAAACTTTAGAACTTTCAGAAAAAGATTTGGAAAGTTTAAAAGATCTCTTTTAATTTGTGTAAAAATCAACTATTATGAACAATTCAATGTTATTAGTTACATCTGCTTGGGGTAACTTCAAAACCTTCAAGCTGATTCCAATTTCAAAAGACTGCCCTTACAATGAGTGCATTTTTGATGTCAAGGCAAAAGTGCTGGCTGTAATTTCTAAAGAAAGCAAACAGTCTTTGCACATGCTCCCTAAGTTGAACGATCAAGGTGACGTTCAATACCTTAAGATAGGTAAGAAGAGCAATGGTAAAGACTATGCAGAAGAAAGAAAGCTTCTTGACACCTTTTATGAGTATTATATTGAAGAGACCCCTGAGGTGGAAAACTTTATAAAGATGTTTGCCATCAATGCTGAGTCCTTTGATTATACCAAGTATATAGATTTTGAAATGCCAAAAGAAGAAATCAAAGAAAATGCTATTGTAACTTCTTTGGTATAATGGTTAGTTGAAATGGAAAAAAGGAAGTGTGTAATTGCACTTCCTTTTTTTATCACCATCTTAAAGGGGAAACAGCTTAACTGAATGCACACCACCATGAAGAAAACACACTGGGTGATGGATTATGAGACACTTGTAAACTGTTTCATAGGTGTATTTATAGATTATAAAGACAGTAATGTAAAACATCTTTTTGTATTACATGAAACTAGAAACGACTTTCAAAAACTTGTAGAGTTCTTACAAAGGAATGTAGTTCAAAAAGAAAGACACATTTCTTTTAACGGACTTGCATTTGATGCTCAGATTTCCCATTACATTCTTGAACACCATAAGAAGCTCGCTCTTCTTCCTGTAAATGACATCATCTCTTCAATTTATAAGTTTGCACAAGAAACTATAAAGAAGAGTGATGAAAACAAGTTTCACACCTATTCTCCTAATCAAATGAAGATTAAGCAGATAGATGTGTTTAAGCTTAATCATTGGGATAATAAGGCAAAGATGAGTGGCTTGAAATGGATACAGTATTCCATGGACTGGGATAATGTAGAGGAAATGCCACACCCCCACTATCAACCCGTGACAGATGATCACACTTTGAATTCTGTCATTAACTATTGCGTTAATGATGTTCTCTCAACCAAGGAAGTATTTAAGCATTCCAAGGAACAGATACAGCTAAGGAAAGATCTTACAGAAGAATATAGAATAGATCTCTTCTCTGCATCTGAGCCAAGGATATCTAAAGAATTGTTCCTGCACTTCTTGCATGAAAAACTTGGCTGGCAGAAATCAGAAATCAAACTCCTGCGTACACCTAGAACCCACATTGTTTTAGGTGATTGCATACTTCCTTATATTACATTTAAGACCCCTGAGTTCAACAAGATGTTGGACTACTTTCGTACAAAGGTAATCACCTCCACTAAAGATGGTTTTAAATATAGTATGCATTACAAAGGTGTAAAAACAGATTATGGCTTGGGTGGCATCCATGGTGCAGCAAATAGTGGTGTTTATAAAGCAAAAGCAGGGTGGACAATTATGACAAGTGATGTTGTAAGCTACTACCCCAACCTTGCTATTAAAAACAAATGGGCACCAGAGCATCTTCCTAAAGAAGAATTCTGCAGTCTTTATGAGTGGATATTTGAAGAAAGAAAGAAAATCCCCAAATCCAACCCTAAGAACTATGTTTACAAGATCATTTTAAATTCCACTTATGGTCTCACTGGCGATGAAAATAGCTTCCTGTATGACCCTAAGATGACTATGCAAATCACTGTAAACGGTCAGCTCCTATTGTCAAAACTTTATGAAATGGTGAGTTTGGCTATTCCAGAGAGTGTTCCTCTTATGCAAAATACAGATGGTCTTGAGATGATCATTCCTGAAGATAAGAAAGATGTCTATATGCAGGTTTGTCAAGAATGGGAATATCTAACCAAGCTATCTCTTGAGCATGATGAGTATTCTAAAATGATTATTGGAGACGTAAATAACTACATTGCGGTTTACAAAAATGGTAAAACAAAATGTAAGGGCAGGTTTGAATGGGAAGACCTTGAGAAAAAGAAAGTGGCCATGTTTCACAAGAACAAGTCTTTCCTTATTATTCCCAAGGCTATCTATGCATATTTTGTAGAGAACAAAAATCCTGAAAAGTTTTTAGAAGAAAACCAAAATATATTTGATTATTGTGGTGCTGTAAAAGCTAAATCAGGATGGCACTTTGAAGAAAGAAGCATAGAAGATGGCTGTTTAGAAGTCAAAAAATTACAGAAAATTGTAAGGTATTATGTATCCAACAATGGTGTCAAGCTTGTAAAATGCCACAATGATGGTAGAGAAATACAGGCGGAAGCAGGTCAATGGTTACAAACACCTATTAACAAAATTGAAAAAGTGTCTGAATTTGACACGTATGACATTAACAAAAAGTTTTATTTGGAGAATATTTACAAAGAAATAAACCAAATAGAACGTGTAAAAAGTAGGAAATCTGTTCAACTTTCATTATTTTAACATTTCAAAAACCAACAAAAATGCCAACTAAAGTTCCCTTCTGCACAGAAGTAAAACTAAAGAGTGTTCCCCTCCCTAATCATGGAGGACGTTATGCCGTTGTACCTCACGGCTACATTATAGATGAGGTGAAAAAAGAATTTGCAAGCTGTGGATTCAGTGTTCTCAAAGAAGAATATAGAAGCACAGAATCAGGAGATGTTGCACAAGGTGTATATCATTTGGATTATGGCTCTGACCAAGACATGGGTCTTATGTTTGCATGGAGCAACTCTTACAACAAGACAATGCGTTTCAAATGCGCAGCTGGTGGTAGAGTGTTCATCTGCATGAATGGTGTGGTTTCTGGAGACATGAACAACTATTCCAGAAAGCATAGCGGCACAGCTCTTCAAGATGTAACAGCAAAGATTAAACTTCACATTGCAGAAGCTAAGAACCACTATAACAACCTTGTTGCAGACAAGCAAATGTTAAAAGGTGTAATGCTCACTACTAAAGATAAGGGTAGAATTCTTGGAGAATTGTTTGCCAAGGATGAAATCCTCACTCTTACACAGGTGGGTATTGTAAAGCGTGAGATGGATAAACCCACTTATAATTACAACTGTGATGTTAATTCTGCTTGGGCGATGTACAACCACATCACTCTTTCTCTGAAAGAATCACACCCACGTTCCTATCTGCATGATCATGAGAGAGTGCACCAGTATTTCATAAATGAGTTTGGTCAACTTATCACTCCTCAGAACACTCCTGTAAATACAGGATCTGATTATGATGTTGACACAAATACAACTGTTTATGAGCCAGTGGAAGAGTCCTTTTCTCATGTAAATTTTCTATAATACTGCTTGCTGTAAAAAAAGGGGGGATGCTTAATGTGTCCCCCTTTTAATTTTTTTCTATGAGCAAATTTATAAGAAGTTATTACGAACAAACCTATAAAAATTATGTTCGTAAAAACACCTTGATGGGTTGGATTAAGCACATATGGCTTGTGATTTTATCTTTAACAATCAAACCAAATAAAAATGATAATCGGCGTTAATGGTTATGCGGGCTCAGGTAAGGACACCATAGGTTACATTATACAATACATCTTTGCTATTGATAAACAAGGTGTCAGTATAGAAGAACTATGTGCAAACTATAAAGACAATGAGTGGTGGATAGAGGAACAATCAGGTTGGCAGGTGAGAAAGTTTGCAGGTAAGCTTAAAGATATAGCAGGGCATTTGTTAAATGTGGACGTGGAAAAACTTGAGGATCAGGAGTTTAAGAAAACAGACCTTGGTCCTGAATGGGGAATGACGGTAAGAGATTTTCTACAAAAGCTTGGTACAGATGCTATGAGAAATGGTTTACATTCTGATGTATGGGTGAATGCTCTTATGGCTGACTATGAATGTACACCTGCTGATAGAGCTCCTAATGGATGGGATTGTGATGACTGGATAATCACTGACACTAGGTTTCCTAATGAAGCCAAAGCCATCAAAGATAAAGGAGGCATCATTATACGTGTAGACAGACCTGGTATAAAACCTGTAAACCCACATCCTTCAGAGGTGGCCCTAGATGATTGGAACTTTGACTATAAAATAGTGAATATATCAGACATCTACTCTCTTAAGCAAACTGTAGAGCAAGTGTTAAAACATGCTAAAATACTATGAAAATAATAAAACAGAAAACCAAGACACTGGTTACAAGAGATAATGGGAGAAGTGCTGATGCAATTTCTCCCAATTTTATCTATGGATGTCTTGGTGGTTGTATGAAGTCCTATTGTTATGTAGGAAGATACAACCATGATAAGGTATATATAAATGAGAATATAGATGAGATAACTAATTCTATTAATGACTGGGTATTTAAACAAAAATGGCCTAAAACTCCTAATCAGTGTGATGCTACTTATTACACTATAGATATAGGATGCAGCACAGATGTAGCTTTAATGTCCAAACATTATGATTGGAATCAAGTTTTTCAGTTTTTTAATACTTGGCCTAAGATAAAAAGCACATTTGCCACTAAATATCCTACTATGTTTAATCCAGGTGACTACAATTTGTTGCCAACTAAACATAGAATAAGAGTGAGCTTAATGCCTCAAAAGTATTCAGACATACTAGAACCAGGTACAGATAAAATATCAGATAGAATAGACTGCATCCCCAAACTTCAAGAGAAGATGGAAGTGCACATTAATTTCTCTCCTATTATATATACAGACGGTTGGTTGGATGAATATAAAAAGTTGTTTGAAGAGTTAAAATCTAAGGGAATAGATGTAAAGTGTGAGTGTATTTTCCTAACTTACAACACTATTCAGCATGAGCGTAATGATCCTGCAGTAGACAGTTTGTTATGGAGACCTGAGATACAAGAAGCCAAGGACTCCCAGTATGCTCCAGATAACATAAGGTATCAGTGGAAACTAAAAAGTAAGATGGTTACACAATTCACCGACCTTTACAGAGAGTATTTTAATCCTTTAAACATTAGATATATTTTTTAATCATGAAACCATTAAGCAAAGAGTTCTTATTGAAGAGAGGATTTTGTTGCCACAATGGTTGTAAAAACTGTCCTTATATGACATTTAGAGACTATCAAGAAAAAGCTGTAGAGACAGCTGTTTATGGAAATGGAGACAAGATTATTTACCCAGCACTGGGACTGGCCAATGAGGCAGGAGAAGTGTTAGGGAAAATTAAAAAGGTTCTCAGAGACAATGAAGGAAGATTCACCACAGACAGGTGTGTTGCTATTGGTGATGAGATAGGAGATGTGCTTTGGTATATTGCAGCATTGGCTAAAGATTTAGACCTATCTTTAGAAGACATTGCAAAAAACAATATTGAAAAACTATTAGACAGAAGAGCTAGGAATGTTATTCAAGGCTCAGGAGATAACCGTTAAAAACAATTATATGATATGCATGCATTTTAAAAACTACATGTTAGGTATACAGTTTGAATTTTTAAGCCAATGGAGGTGTTTATTAGGAATTTTTTTTCAAAAAGGTTCAGAATTTATAAATAATGAAGAAAAACAATTTGCAGAAGTTTCAATAGGTATTATATTCTTTTATCTTCGAATTGCTAAATATGAAAAAGGGGGAAACTAATCCCCCTTTTTTTATTTAATATAGAATGATTTTACTTGATCATAACTATCCCATTTATTTAAAACATTTAAAGCTGGGATCACATCTTTCCATTCTTTCCAAACTTTAAGATCACCTTTGTGTGTTCCTCTTTCATAATAATTTTTTTCATAAGGAGGTATTGGTAAACTTAAACTTTTTTCTACGGCTTGGCCAAAATCTTTTAAAGTTGTTAAAATAGCAAATGGAGATTTTGCAATCTGATATTGTTCTTCAATACCCACAAGCGGCATCATTGTAGAAATTTCTTTAACTTGTCTACTTTGTTGATAAGCTAAGAAATTAAGCCATCTTTTTATAAATTTATCTTCTGGTGGAATACCATCTGCAATTCCACGAACAATCCCATACAATGCAAAGCTTGCTGCAAGAAATGCAAGTTCAGCTAAGTTTTTATACATATTTTTTATTTGAACAGAATCCATGTCTTTCCATCCTGTTCTTAATTTTTCTATAAATGTGCCTTCTGCTTCTTTAACATACTTTAAAAAACTTAATACGGTTACGTACCTACCTTCAACTGTTCCTAAATTTTCATCTATATATCTTTCTTTAAATCTTGATTTGTAAGCAGGATAAATCCATTTATGAAATTGTGCAGCAAGTTGCCCTATCCAATGATCTTGTATAACCATTCGATCTTGAAAAGCATAGTTACCGTGGATTTGTTTATTTACTTCTAAAATATAATTAATTAAATCATATCTTTCTTTATCTGACATTTCAAAACCATCTTTTAATTTTAACTCACCGGTATTTGGATTAAAATCAAAAGCATCATAGACACTTAAAGTTTCACCAGTTTTGGAATTTTTAAGTGTTCTTGTCATTGTTATAGCTACACCAGTCTTACTTTGAACATTAAATTCACCACCTTCCTGTAAAAGATAAGCCCAACTCATAAAATCTACCTTACCCTGATCTTTTTGATAATGCCTCACCATTCTAAAATATTCAACTATAGCTTCATATTTACTTTTTGCTTTTTTTCCAATTTGATACCCATCACTGTGCTCACCCAATCCTCTAAATATATTTGGCAAATAATCTTTATTATATTCCCCAACAGCTCTATTTGCAGCAGGTCTATCATAATATAAAGAACCCGCTGTTTCAATAGAATTGTTTATTCTACCCATTACATAGTTGTTTATATTACCAAATATATTAAAACCTACACCTTTTAAAGATGTTAGATTTTGAATACGTTTAGAAATAAGAGCCATTGTTGTTCTGTTAAATTCCTCATTATTATAATAAACCATTTTAAACCATTTATTAAGCCTTTTGATCGCAAATACATTTTCTTTTCTTTTTACAACAGCCTTTCCTTCACTTTCTTTATTTAATTTAGAACCTTTGCGTATAAGTTTATTACCTAATGAATCAATTTCATAATAGTCCCTGTCTTCCATTATTTTAGCAATAGCTTGTAAATCTGATTCTATATTGCTCATTATTTCAAAATTTTCAGCCATTGCTGCAAATTGAATAAGATTTTCTACCAAATCACCTTCAATTTCTTCCACCTTAATTTTACTTTCCTCTATCTTAATATACTCTTTAAGTTTATTTCTTTTTTCTAAAAATTCTTTTTGGGATATTTTACCTTCAAGTTTTTTTTGTTTAAAAGCTTCTAGCTCTTTTTTGAGATATTCTACTCTTTTTTCATTTTGCAATTTACCAACATAAAGTATGGGAAGACCATTTTCAACTTGACCAAGTTCATCAACTATTCTTTGATTCGTGTATATTTCTGTACTAAAAAAATCTTTTAAAGATTTGGCTACAGCTTTAGTAAAACTACCTCCATTTTTTTTAAGTGTTTCCATAAACTTTCCTCTCACTCTTCCCACCTTTCCTCTTTGAGCAGAAGCTACATCCTGAGGAAGCTTTTCTAACTGATTCTGATACTCTTCCACCCAACCCTTATAAAAATTAGATTGAGCTTTTTCCTGTTCTGTAACAGGATTCATAAGTTTAACATATTTTGGATCTCTAAGATCAGTGCCATCTTCAGCAATATCTCTAATTTCAACAAATTCACTTTTTACAAACCAATTTGTTTTAAGAGTAACTCTTCCTTGAAATGTTCCGTCAGATTCAAATTGAGGAGACCAATACGTTGCTTCATTAAAATACTTAAGTCTGAATTGCTCATATTGTTCATCAGTTACGTCTTCTTTCTTTTCCCATTTATAAAACAGCTCACCATCTGGTTTACTATATGCAACTAAGTCTTGATACCTATCTCTTATTGTTTTAAAAAAGTCTGTATATTTATGATATTTTCCATCTTTAGCTCCTTGTGGACCTATTGTTTCAGCATTCATAAATTCTCTATATGCTGTTTTATCTCTAAAAAGAAGGATGTTAAATTGTAAATCTTCATCACTGGCTTTGGTGATATCTGTTATAGGAATGTATTGTTTTTTATCACCGTTTTTTTCTCGTAATGTATTTTTAATTTCATAATATTTATCATAATATTGACTACCCACTCTACTAACATACCTTCCCGTAAACTTGCCATTTTTAAAAACTTTCATAAAATCATAAAAATCTTTAGTAGTTTTTTTAATACCAAAAGCCTTTAATAAATTATTACCAAGTTGAGCTATTTTAGAAGCCGTACTTTCTGAGTTATCTTTAGCTTTATTAACAGCTGCTTTATATATTTTATCTGCTATTGCAAGAAGAGTGTCTTTGCTTGTTGCAAGATCTCCAAGATAATAATCTTCAGCAGGAATATCATAAACTTCCTTCATTATTTTATTAAGCTCGTCTTGTGTAAGATCTCTAGATGTATTGCTTTTTATAACATTTTTAACATAACTTTCTAAATTGTTATCAATGCTTTCTTTAACATCATCTAAAGTATCAATAAGTTTAACGAGCATAAGTTGTTGTTCTTTACTACCAACACCTTTAGCATTAATTATACCTCTATATGATTCTATATACTTATCCACTTCAATAAGTAATGAGGCATAATTTGGTTTTTCCATATTTTTTGGATCAGATATTTCTTTATGATAATCAGTGATTTCTTGCATTGCATAATTTAAAAAAGCACCATAGGCAAGTGATGGTCTATCATTTCTAAGATCTGAACCCATCATTGCCATGAGTTCATTTATCTTATCAATCATAACATCTTTTTCTATAAATGTTTTTCCTTTACGTATTTTTTCTAAATACTTTTTACGAGCTTCAAATGTGTTAATTACCTTTTTACTCTCATCATACATTTGAGTAAACTTATCATCCCCATATATTTCAATTTCTGGTTTACTATCTTCTTCACTTAAGAAATCAGGATCATTTACAGGATTATCGATTCCTAATTCTTTTTTGAGCTCATCAAGTCTATTTCTAGGTTCTAAATCTGTTGGTATAAGTTTATTTACATAAGTTTGATTCATACTAATAGAATGCTGTTCCTCACCCTCCCACTCAATATCTTTTATTTTTTTATCAACATCCAAATCTAACTTTAGATGTAAAGTGTGAAGTTCAACAACATCAAAACCTTTAAGCTCAATAAGTTTTTTATATGCCGCTAATTGAATACCATGTTGCTGTCTTGTAGATAAACTTTGCCCTTTAAAAACAGAACCTTCTGCATCATCTTTTATTAAATATTTTTTATCATAATTTTCTGATTTAACACTATTTTTAGAAGCTTTTAAATCTACAATTTTTATTTTACCATCAGGTGTTATTACCAAAAGATCAAGTGAGCCAGCTATTTTAGAATATTTATCACCAATTGCGGCCTGTGTTACTATAATAGAACCATCTTTAGTAAGCATATTTATATACACTTGAAATAGCCCATAAGCTGTTTTTAATTTATCATGAGGAATATTGTCAATGTCTTTTACAGCATCTTCAAATTTTTGACCAAGAATAACACCCTGTAAAAGTTTATCAAATGAAGTTCCATATTCTCTATTAATAGCAAACTCATCATTCATAAGCTTACCTTTGATACCGGTAGTAACAGAAGTGTAGGTTTCACCATCTTCATCTACATAAACATGTTCACTAGGTTCAAGAACTACAGGATTATCAGAATTTTCTATAAGATCGTTTACAATACGTTTTTGTAATGCGTTTCCTTTTTTACCAGCTTTATTAAGAAATTCTTTTCTTTCAGGGTCCAGTACAAATGCCACACTGGTACTAACAAACTTTTTTGTAGGATCATCTAACAAATCATTATTAAATATATTAGATTTGGGTTCACCATTAGCATCAGCAAAACTGCCAAACATGCTATTTTTTTTAGTAAAGTATTCTTGATACTCTGAGCTATATGCAATACTCCATAAACCAACCGCTATTTCTTCTGGAGATTCATTAAGCAGTGTCCCATCATCAAGACGATTTTTTAAATAAGGAATTTGATCAAGGTATTTTTTTACACCTTTTTCTTTTACTTTATTAAGAAGTTCTTTATAAAGTATTGAATCTTCACCATTAGGGGCTAAAACCCTATCCACCTTACCATCTTTTCTATATAATTGACAGGCCATTATTTATATTGATTTAAAATTTTTAGGGTTGTGCGCATCTATCATTTAAAGGATTATCATCATCTAATTTTGTATCATCTGATTTGATACTACCAAATCCCATCAATCTTTCAAACTCTTTTCTTTTTTCCATATCCGTTATGCCAAGTTTTTCTTCTTTTGACCCAACTGCTGGTACATTTTTACTAGCTTGAGATGGTTTTTCATTATCACCCATTCCTAATGCTGCAAGAAATCTATTTCTTAAAGCGGTATCCGTAACACCTAATTCTTTAGCTTTTTCTTCAGTAAGGTTTTCATCAACAATAGGCGTTTCTCCTAATGTTTCATTTCCTTTTATTTGAGGAGCTGATGATGTAATGTCATATCCTAACATATAAACTAATTGTCCTGGGGTTTTTACAGTTTTTTTCGCATCATCTGGTATAGCATCCCAGACATCACCTACAAATTTAAAGGATTTACTAGCGGTATCAAAAGTAAAAGTAATGCCTTCTCTAGCGAGTATTTCTTTTGGCGTACCAGTCACATTTTTAGTAGCAGCGGTTGCTATTTCTTTTTTTTGTGTAACAGATGTTTCTCCTGGTTTAACAAATCCTCTGTTAATCATCCACATCTCCTCTTTTTCAGGATCGCTAAAAGCTCTTTCATAATAAGGATTATAAGAAGAAGGATTGGTTGTAAGCTTTCTATATCTAGGAAGTTTAGCAGTATCAGGAATTGGGTCAAAAACCTCTCCTGCCTTAAAAGTTTTTGAAGAACCCTTTCTTTCTATTTTTTGGTATACAGCTTTTACACCAGAAGCAACAGTTTCCCCAGGTTGAATCATTCTTTTAGGGGAACCTTTAGGTTGTTTTTGTGCTTTAGTAACCGATTTAAGAACAAAGAAAGTGTTTTCAAAATATTTTTTTCCTTCTGGTTTTATACTTTGTTTTATAATATATGGAAAAACAACCTCACCTTTTTTATTAGTATAAAAACCTTTAGCCCTTAAAGAATCCATATTTTTAGCAAATCTTTTCTTTTCATCAGGTGAATACTTAAAACTATCTGCCTTGGCTTTAGCTGCCTCTTCTTCTTTTTTAATCCATTCTTTTTTTCCTTCTTCATCTAATTGAGAAAACTTTTCAGTTTCTTCAGCCAACATGGTATAATAATCAGCATCATCCATCCATGTTATTTCAGATTCTTCTTCTTCAGTGAAAGCCTTTTGTTTTTCTTTTATACGAGCACCATTGAAAATATCAATTTTTATTTTATCACCGTCTATTACAACAGATTTGGGTTCAAAGCCATCTACATTTTTATTTCCTACATCTTTGAACTTAGGTTCAGCAAATAGAGTCATACTTCTAACATAATATCCATTTCCAACATGCCTTGTATATATATGCATAAATTCATTAAACAAATCATTAGCTGTTAACCCAAATACTTTTTTATACTCTTCATCTATATTTTTTGTTGTGACCATGTTTAATTTCAAAACATCATTAGCTATTCCTGTACTTTGCATCAAATCTGTAAACATAAAGTTAGGAATAAACTTAATAAAACTATTACTTCTAAACTGACCACCATCTTTTACCAACAGATAATTAAAAAGAGCATTAGCCATGTCTCTACCGTTTCTACCATTGCCATCAAAATCAATATCAGATTGATAGATTTCTATAAAACTATCTCTTAATTTTTCTATTTGATATTCATTAAGTTTAGCCCAAGTGTTAGATTCTAGTTTATTAAATCCATCTTTATTTTTAGGATTGAGTCCAGCCTCTCCTTTAGCATTAACTATGGTGGTAGATATTACATTTAAAAATCTTTTGGCAATATAGTTATTTGGAAGTTTTTGTCTAATCGTTCTAATAACATCCACTATATCAGAAAACTTGTCTCCTTTTGCTATAGCACCTTCATCATATATAAGGGCATTGGTCATTGTAGATAAAGTTCCTGCTCGCCCTCTATCAGCAAGAAATTTTCTATATGCTTTTATAGAAAGATAAGAAATCAAATCTCTTTTCAAATCTACATTAAATTTATCTTTAAGAGATGCTCTTACACTCAAGTTATCTTTTACAATATTTTCAATACGCTTAAACACACTTGTTCTTTCCAAGAACATGCTTTTGCTGAGATCATTAATTTGATCAGCTATTTTAATCCATTTAGAAATATAGTGAGATTGTTTAGATTCATCATAACCCATGAATACTTGACGTAAATCAAATGGTGGAGGAGTTTTTCTACCTTCAGGTATAAATTTCTCAAAAGCATCATCATTTTGATTTCTTAAACCCAGTTTTTCTATTTTGTTATTAATACCATCATAGTCTTCCCAAGATGTACCAAGTCCTTTAACAAGCTTAAGTACTTGAGCAACATCAGAAAAGTATTTAGTTTGATTTGATATCCCTATAAAATCTTCTAATACAGAAGCCTGATATATAGCACTACTCCCATTATTTTTAATATTGGATACCATTATATCATCTGTAAGATCTTCTTTTACATAGTCATCTCCAGCTAATTTCTTATATTTTTCAAAAAGTTTTTTAGCCACTTGAGACTTGTATATTTTACTTTCCTCATTTGTTTTAATATTATTTGAAGCTATTTTGGTTAGTTCAAAATACTCTCTTACAGCAGGTTGTAACATTAAAAGAATAGAAGATTTTAAAGGAACACCTTGAGCTACCATATTAGAAACATAACCAAGAGCCTCCATGTTAAGACCAAGTCTAGCAGCCAAACGTTCTTTAGCATTATCTGTCATAGCTGATACTAAAGTAGATATAATGTTTGTTATACGATCTTCACCATCATATTTACCAGTGGCTGCATTATAACTATTAGAATGTGAATAACTATCAAATGTGTGACCATTTATTTTAATCTTATACATTTTAACCTTCTTGCCCTTAGCATCTTTAAAAGTGTCTCTAAGGTTAATCTTAAAGTTATTCAGTATGGCATAAGTAAGCATTGAGTTAACAGCCGCACCAATGTTTCTAGAACCTTCTTTATTATTTTTAAAAGCTTTGTATTTACCTATAATAGAATCAACATCAACTCCTCCTTCTGTAAGAATATTTTCTATTTCTGTTGGTAATACTTTTTGTCCATTTTCATTTTCTGTAGATAATAAATCAATAAGATTACCAGCTACATTTGGATCTAATAAATTGGTAAGAGCAGTTAAGGACGCAACTTCAAATGCTATAGATCTGCTTCCACCTGAAATAACATGTTCATTAGTAAGCATCAATAACTTCTGCTCTAAAATTCTATTATTAAGAACACCATTATTAAGTTCTTTTTTACTTTTGGCATAATCTAAAACATTAGATGGAAGTTTTAAAGACCCAAGGGCCTGAGCTATAAGTTTTTGTTCTACACCGTCTAACTTTTTTACTAAATCTTTAAATTCATTTACCCATTTTTTACCCATATCAATAATAGCTTGACGTTCGTCCGCTGTTATTTTTCCACCAAGTTCTTCACTAAAATAAACACTTTCAAATATTCTAAACTCATCTAAATCTTTTGTAAGTTTTTTATACTCTTTATATTTTTTAGATAGTTCTTGATATATAGGATTTGTTTCTTTTAATTCTTGAAGAACATCTCTAAATGCCTTGTTATTATTTGCATTCCAGCGTACATATTCTTCAAATTTTCCTTCTTTAGAAGTTTCTGTTCCATAAGGAAAACGTTGACCATCTTTTACATATGTATCATATATGTGCATATACAGTTTATCAATATCAAAGTCAGCACCAGATATTTCTATGAGTTCATGGGGAAAGATAGCAGTGGAACCATAATATGCTGGCATAAATCCAACAAGTCTAAGGGCTACAAAGCTATGTTTTGCCTGTGATGGGATACGTACACCAAACATTTTAGCTATGTGATCAGGAATAGGTTCACCTGGCTTTAAGTTAAAGTACTCAGCATAGTGAGCTGGCATAATAAACTCTGTATATCTACCTATAATTTTACCATTCTTATCATATTCTGGTACGTTATGTCTAAGATCATCTACATAGATGTCTCCTTTTTTCATTTGCTCAAACTTGCGATCAATACTATTATTCCATCTTTTAGCATTCTTTATATATCTATTTGGATTTTGTTTAATAACTCTTTCATCTACCACTGTTCCAATAGGATTACCCTCTTCATCATAACGTCCAGTAAATATTTTAACTACTTGTTTACCGTAATTGGACATCAAGGCAACAGAGTGACCTGGAGTTTTTTCACTCATAACTCCTTTAGAAAAATAAGCTAAAAATAATTGAGTGTATTTGTCAAGAGTGATATTGTTGTTAAGATTATATTTAGGTTTTCCATCTTCTCCTAAAGAAAAGAAATCAATAAGTTGACTATCTGCTCCTGTAGAACGTAATGTTTCTACAGCTCTTTTTTGAAACTTTTGAAGCTGTGGACTTATTTTACCTTGGTCCATAGACTTTCCTAGCTCTGAATAAGCACTGTCTATATTAAAGATTTCATCTCTACTTCTTGTATAGTTATTTGTAACACGTTGGTCAACATCACTAAGATACATTTTTTTAATATCTCCAATTGTTAACTGACTACCATCTTCTTTAGTGCTTCTACCCATAAAAGTAACAGGAGTAGAATCTTCTTGTTCAGAAAGTATAATCTGTTTGGCCTGACTGGGATCTGTAATTTGTATTTTATTAGAAGGGTTAACCAACTGAAGTCTCCAATAATTTGTATCTTGCTTTACAAAATTTTCATCTTTAGCATTTTGAAATCCTAAACTATGATCAAATATATTTCTCTTAATACCCTTACTAGATTCTCTATCTCCAGCAAATACTACAGTATTATTATCTTTTTCAAACTTTTCCATTCTTTCCCTAAGTTCATGTAACTCTTCAGAACCAGGAATAGCTACCCACTTACCATTTACTTTCATAGAAGTAAACTCTTTAGTAAGCATTACAGTGGATGTTTTAATATATTGAAGACCATCAAAATAAACAAGCTTTTTAGAGTTAAACATTGCTTCCATATCTTTTAACCCACCTGAACCAAAAATTTCTTTTTCAGTGAGTTCTTGACCAGCTTCTAACTTATCAAGAATTTTAGCAATTGCCGGTGTAAGTTGACCTAAACCATGAAGAGTATATCTCATACTCTTTACAGTTTGATAAGATTGGGCATCTGCTTTATTTTTTAAACCACCAGCATAGTTAGCTTTAAATTTAGGACTTGTAAAAGTAAGCATGTAACTTTTAGTAAATGCTTCTGTAATACCAAGTTCAGGAGATGTTACAACAGAATATAAACTGGGCCCACTACCATTAGCACCTCTAGCACGTTTAATAATATCAATTTCATCTTTAAATGCTTTAGCCTCATCACCATACAGTATTTGATTAATAGATAATGTATTAATATAATCATTTATTAATATCTGACCAAGATTATGTCTGAGATTTCCTGGTTTAATGTTTAACAAATCATTTCTTCTTTCATCTATAACATCCTTACCATTTTCTTTTTTAGTAAAGCCTATCCTTAAAAAATCATCAACAAGATTATTTTGAATTTCTTCTTCATTACCTTCTTCAGATTTACTTACTGTAACAACACCAAGGTCATTGGCAAGTTTAACAAAATCTTCAATTTGTTTTTCCCAATATTCTTTAATTCTACTATTTATCTTAGTATTTTTAGAAGCAATATCAAAAGCATCATCTAAACTATCTTGTTCTAATTCATCAGCTAATTCTGTTCCTAGCATATTAGCCATCTTATAGAACTTTAAACCTCTTGGTTTTTTCTTATCTGTTCTTCTACCATCACCATCTACAGCATAATGATAACCTTGTATTTCACCATCTGGATATATGCCTGATTTTATTTCAGCTCTTACTTTCTTAATACGATTAAACTCTCTAACTACTTCTTTATTAATAATATTAATAGCCTCTTGACTTAAACTAACCTTCCCACTTGTTGTAGAAGTAACCACCTTATTGACCGGTAAAGCAATTGTATCACCTGTATTAGAAGCTTCTATCACTCTAATAAGATGATTGCTAGTCATAAATCTATTTCCATTTTCACCCCTATGTTCCTTATTATATTGATACAATTCTAATAAAGATATTAAAAACTCACGATCAGAAAAACTACCATAGGTGATACCTTCATTTTGATTAGCTTGAATTGTTTTATCTTCTATTAGTTCACCAGTCTCATTTTCTTTAAGAATTGAACTCTTCATTCCTTCAATTCTTTGCACTCTAAGATTTCCAAGAAGAGATTTAAAATCTTCTGAACTTAATAAATGATTTTGCTCAAGAAAATCATCAAGCTTAATTTTATTTAATTCATCTATATCATTAAGAGAATTAATCTTGACTAAATGGAATGTAGGAAGCTGATGCGCATACACTAATTCACCTTCAGCATTTCTATAGGATGTACCACTAACCGTTTCATCAAAAACAGCATTACCTTTAGCTAACTCATTAAGACGAGATATATTACCACCCTCTCCTAAACTGTCTGCTTCTTCTTCACCATCTTCTTCTCCCGTAATGGGCATGTTTTCATCATTAAGGCTGTCTATATTTTTAGCAAAAGGATTTTCCAAAGCTTGTATAGACTTAACAATAGCTTTTAAACCATTTAAATCCATTGGTCCAACTTCACTATATGATTCAGCAAGTCTTCTTTGATTTTCAGTTCTGAGATCAGGTTGCTTAGATGCAGCTATAGAGAATTTAATATAAAGTGGAGATAAGGAAATACCCAAGTCTTCTTTAAGCCTATTGCTTAAATCTTGAGAAAGATCATCTAATCTTTCATCAGAAAAATATACACCAGGATCATGTGCGCTCAATAGTTCTTGAAATGATAAACTTTTTTCCTTAGCAAACTCTCTTCTTTCTTCTTCAGATTTAAGTGCTAAAACAGGAGTTTCAAACTGATGTATATAAGCATTCTGCCATTGTGTAAACTGAGTTTTAGCAGCACCCATTCTATTAGCCAACATTAATCTTGTAACCCTACCTTTATTACGAATATCTTTATTCATAAAAATATAATCCACGGTGTATTGTTGAAATCCTTTAACCACCATTTGAAAAAGAGTAGCTTGTTTAGGATTTGTAATATCAAAATCACCGGTATTTGGATCTATGACAAGACCAACTTCATCAAAGAATTTATTTAAAAACTTACCAGTTTCTGTATTATTGTCTCTTAAATAAAGCAGCCTATTTATAAATTTCTTTTGATCTGTAATATTAGCAACAGCCTTGAGAATACCACCATAAACCAAATTAGCATTTACAGATTGTATTAGTGGTTCCCCATTTACCATTTCTGTATTTCCAAACTCATCCCTATCTATTACATAAGATGTAGATGCTATGTACTGACGTAAGAATTTAGAAAGACTACCAAATCCTCCAATAGAATGAGTTTCTTTCCAATTATCTGTAGTAACTCTAGTACCAAATTCTTCTTCTGTAGTAGTAAACTCATCATCTTCAAGCTCCTGTTGATATCCCATTATATTTAAATGAACATCTACAGCCTCCATCAAAGTTTCCCTATTCTCTTTACGATAGAATATATTAAACTTTTGATCTAATTTATTCATATAGGCTTTAGCTTGGGCAGGATCTATATCCATCAGCTTTGTCTGTTCATCATAATAAAACTCTTTTCTAGAACCTCTAGGGTTATATAATTCTAAAAAGTCATCTATAATACCATTAAGAATTTCTTTTTTATTATACTTTCCAGTTTCAGTATTAAGTGCTCTAACATGAAACATTGAAGCTATCGTACTAGCTATCTGATCTCCTTCTTGCTGAGGAAGGTATTTGTCTATTGGTATAATATCTCCATTTTCATCATCTACATAATCTTCACCTATTTTAATAGCTTTTAATGCAGGTTCATTAATACTAAGAGCATCTGGCTTGGTAAACCTATTATCTTTGATATTAGAATTTTTATACTTACCTCTGTCTATCTCACGGAATAAACCAGTAAGTTCATTACTTGTAAATTTTCCAAACAGTCCCTTTATGAAATCCCAAATCTTTTGAAATAAACCACGAATACCTGGAAGAATTTTTTTAGAGTCTTGATTCATTTTCCATTCATCAAACTTATCAGCCATATATTCCTCATAGTATCTATTTTCTAGCTCAGCATCTGTCATGTCCGCATAAATAGTATGAAGCTCTCGCATTGCTTTAATTTCTGAAGCAAGTGTTTTACCTTCTTTGGCAAGTTCTTTTTTCACTTCAAGTTTTGCATATGCCAAAAACTTATTTATTTCTTTATCAGTGAGCATTAAACGAAAAACAGCATGAAAAGCCTCATGGTATTTAAATGGACTATTCTCACCAACTTCAATACGTCCTCTCACTTGAGTTTTACCATTCTGAAGTTTTTGTAAGTAAGTTAAGAATCTACCTACAGTGATATTACCATTTTTAAGATTAGTAGCAAGTAAGTCCATATCTTCTACAGATACAATATCACCAAGGATACGACCTACATACTTTTTAAACTGATCAATATTAACCACACTAGTGGCATCAAAGGTTGGCTTATTTACCACCTTGGGAGCCATGTTTCTATTTGAATTTCTAAGTTCATTTAGTTTAGCTTTTTCAGCGTTAATTCTATCTTTAAATAAATCAACAGCTTCATCATTAGATAATCTTAAAGCTTCACCGGATCTCATTCCAGCCTTTACTTTTTCTTCCAGTATTTTTTGAGCCTCTATTTCTCTTTCAGCCTCAAGCTTTTTTATATTATCTCTTATTTGTTGAGCAGGGGATAATCCTGTTTCTTCAAGTTTAGTTTTTTCAACAGGAGTTTCTTCTTTTTCTTGTACAGAGGGGCTTGCCCCAATTCCCATTTCTTTTAAAAACCTAGCTCTTAAATTTTCATCTATTGGTACCCCAGCATTATTTTGCATAGACTGAGCAGGTGCTGGCGCCACACCTTTCGTTTGTACACCTGTTTTAATATCAGGTGCAGGAAGACTAAAACTTGCTTTAACAGAAAGAGGTATATTCTTAACCATCTTTTCTGATAAATTAGTTTTTAATTTTTTAATATCATCATATCCACTAACATCTGGAGTACCTTGTCTAAAGTTTTCTCTAGTTAATTTAAACCCTATAGCGTCTCTTTGATCAATAACAGCTTTATCATGCTCTTCTATACGTGAATTTATTTTAGATATCAAATCATCAATATCTTTTATGTTTACAGGATCAGTGAGTTTACTGCCATATAAACGTATTTTTCTACGTTTAATTTCTTTACCCTCAAACATATTGTAAAAAGTCAATTCCAAATTGCCAGTATCACTTACACTAAAATCAATATACATACCTTTCTTTTCGATTGGTACAGATATAAATAAATTAGCAGCTAATTCAGAGTTAAGCTTTTCATTAAAATCTACCTTTTTACGCTGATAAACTATTTCTTTTTTATCAGTGAGAGTTTCTTGTAAGTTCTTTTCTTTTGTCTCTTTGGCACGCTCATTAATTTGTTTAATAAAATCATTAAATTTTTCTTCTTCTAAAACATCTGTATTAAGTTCTACAAATCTAATTCTACCATTATCCATTTTAATAACGGCTACATATCTACCAAGTTGCTGAGTGGCATCTCTTTCATTTTTAACTTGTTTTACTTCTTCTTCTATTTTTCTTCTATCAGCACCAAAGGCGTTTGTTATAACATTTTCAGTGTTACTAAATGTATATCCAGACCCATAGCGTTTAGCGCGATCTAAAATATAATAAAAACCATTAATTGTTTTATTGGGAAGATCTTCAAAAGAAACACCTGTTCCTTTAGGTACAAAATCAAATTCACCTGCACCAATTTCAAATGAAAGTATTTTATCCAGTTGTTCTTTAGAAATTTCAATCTCTTGGCCTGGTTTTGCTAAAGAACTTAAAGCAACATATACTTTTTTAGAATTTTCAAATGAATTTTTAAAATCAAGCATTTGTTTTTCAATACCTCTACCTTTCAAATCAAATATACTTCTAAATTGATTTTTTGTAAGATCACTCATTGGTACGTTTACACCACCATTAGTGATATATCTAAGAGTATCATAATTTCTTAAATATCCAATAGGTTCTCCTTTGTATACTATTTGAATTTGATATTTTTCAGAGTACTGTATAAGATTTGGATTGGTTTTTTTATCTTTTCCTCCTGCTTCCTTTGAAGAAGCTATAGTTGTATTTTGTTTTATTCTAATAGTAGTGTTTGCTTTAATATCATTAGCATTAGTTTTCTTTAAGAAGTCGTCCATTCTTGCTTGAGCTTCTGCTTCTGTTTCCCCTTGTTTTCTATGAGGATAAATTCCACTGAGTTCATTGGTTCTATAAAGTCTAAACACATCTTTATCCACTGGTTCACCAGTGTCATATTTTTCTACTTTTTCTTTTATGGTGTAATTACTAAAATCTTTTTGACTTACAATTACAGCATCACCATACTGTCTTACTCTATTTCTAAGAAGAAGTAATTTAATAAGAGGATTATTTTTTTCTTCATCAGCTTTGGCATAAAAAGGTCCACCTTTTGTATCAACTACAAATTGTTTTCCTGTTCTATTATCTACTAATATAAGACCGGCTCTTATTTCTGTACCTGCAAAAGGATAGTAAGAGCGATCTTTTTTAAAGTCAGCAGTATCTTTAGCAATAATGGCATCTCTAGCAGCCAAGGCTTGTTCTTTAGTAGAGTAGGTTAAAGCAACTGTTTCTTCATTTCTTTCAGACTTTGCTACTTCATATTCTCCATTACTACTAATAATAAATAATCCATCTTTACCACTGTCTACTAACACTTCTCCTTTTTTCAATGTAGGAGGGGTAAGTTTTCTTTTTTTAGAAGGCAATTCTAATATGTCATGATTATCTTTTCCCGTAGGAGTTTTTTCTTTTTTTAAAGCAGCTAGTTCTGTTTCAATTTCTCTTGCAATTTTATCCTGAGCATCTAATACTTCACCTGCAGGTAATTTAGAAGCATCTGTCCATTTATTTATTAAACTTAATAAATTTTTAGGAACATATTTATCAACTAAGTCCTGAACATCTTTTTCACTTGGATATTCTAATGTGGGTTTATATGTACCATCTGGTTGTTTTTCTCCCCATAATGTAGGTTTGTTTGAGTTTCTACTCCAAGTTAAAAGAAAGTCTTTTTTCTCTCCCCTCACCTCAATGTAAAATTGAGTTTCTTGTTCTGCAAACTTTGCCTCAATTATTCTATCAGTTTTAGCAGCATCTGTAGGCTTAGCTCCTTCTAAAGCTGTTAGTTCTGCGTCAACATTTTTAGAATCAATTTCTCTTTGAATTTTATCAGAAAGTATTTGACTATAAGATTTGCTCTTACCATCTATAATTTCATCTTTACCATAAGATGATTCTAATATTTTATCACCATAAAAAAATTTAGCCACCTGTAAAGCAAGTTTAGCATCAGCTTCTGAATATCCATGCATTACAACTTGATCACTTAATGCAGGACCTTGAACTTCAAGATCTTGAAAAATTTTAACTCCTCCGTTATATCCTCTTTTTTGAAGCTCAATCATAAAATCTTTAAACATTTCTGGAGAAAAGTCATTAAGATTTTTTAAAGAGAAATAACTTTTATGTGTTACAGATTCTTTATCATTTGTTCCATTATTAATAGAAAAAAATAACCAAGAATTAGAATCTTTAGTTCCTGATAAAAGTCTAACATTCTTTGCAAGATATCTTTCTATTTGCGGCTTATTTACAAGAGATAACATTGCATTATAAAAACTTTCAAATGCATCTTTTGCAGTTTGTGATAAAGACGCTCTATCAGCTTTAACCATATCTAGTACTTCTTGTACAGATGTTGCATTTCTATGTTTAGGATTTGCTCTTAATTGAGAATCATCTATTTTTAAATAGTTTTTAATAGCATAGTCAGCATACTCTTCTCTAGACATTTTAGATAAATCTACACCTTCTGCTTTGGCAATTTTAGCTAACTCATAAGATGCACTCCAACCGAATAGTTTTTTTCTTCTTTCTATATCAGCTTTAGCATCTGTAACAACAGGAGCTACATCAGGTTTTAATCTACCTTCTTTTATGTATTCATTAAACTGTTCTTTACTCCATACTCCTTTAGACTTATTTTTTGTATTTTCAAACTGGATATCTCCTTTCTCACTAAATCCTCTAATTACATAGTTTTGTCCAGAGTCAGAGGTAAATGTATCACCAACTTTTGGAGTTGTAGAAACAGGAGCTCCTTCTGTTGGGGTTACTGTAGGTTTTTCTGCAGTCTCATCTAATTTATCAGCAACAACTTTGGCCTCTTCTTCTGTAGCATACCCTTTGGCTACAGTGGCCCCCGTAGGACTAACCACCGTAAATGTTTCATCTTCTTTTACTACAACATGCTTTTTTTCTTCCTTATCTACATCAGCAGCTTTATAAACTTCATCAATATGATCTTTTTTAAATAATTCACTAACTTCTTTATGAGCAGAAATCATTGAATTAATTACCAAGTTCATATTATAAGGATCAGCAAGTAAATTTACAGCATCTACATATGCTTTATTATCTTTATTAAGACGAATGTAATCTATGATGTTTATAAAGTTTGCATCTACATCTTCTTTAGATACAACAGCCTTATTCTTAGACCTTTCATTATAAAGATTTATAAGATCAGCATAGCTCTCATAAGCTCTTTTTTCAGCAGCAGGAGAATAAGACTCATCAGAATTATCAACTATATCCTGGTAAGAGCTTTCCCATTTTTTTGCTAAGGCAAGTTCTTTTTTCTTTTGTTTTAATATTTCTTTTAAATCAGGAGTGAGCGTGTCCGTAGATTCATAGTTTTTAATCTCTGCTTCAAGATTCTTTACATGATCATTAAGTGCTTCTTCACTGCCCATTTTAGTGAGCACTTCTAAACTTGAAGCACCAATATTTTTATTTTTAGAAATCTCTGTTTGTAAAGAAGCAGCCCTTATAACAGCTTGTTTTGCTTTATGAACATTAGTAGCAAGTATCTCTATAGCATCTTCTAGTGCTTTCTTTGATATCTTTGCTTGCGCATATTCTTCAGGGGTATTATATTTATATAACTCAGGAAGCACCTTATCACCATACTTATCTTTTAAATTTTCATAAGTGGTGTAATATTCATCCATTTGATTTGCAATGTTTTCCATAAAGGATTTTACATTGCCTCTATTTTTTTCTGTAGCATCAATTCCATATGCATCTTTAAATTCCTCATCTGTCATGTTAGAACCAGCTCTTTTAATAGTGTCTCTAACAGTTTCAAACATGTTTAATTTAATAGCACTACTTACAGTTTTTGCAAAAGCAGAATCCTTTGCATTATAAAAAACATATTTATTATGATTTTTAGCTGCCTCATCCATTGTCTCAGCAGCTTTATTATTTATCTTAACATTTGCAATCCACTCTTTTTTAAATTGTGTGGGATCTGCATATAGAGAATTAACAAGAGCAATGCTTTCCTTTGCTCTTTCTTTTCTTGTTAAATAATCAGGATCTTCTTTTTTCTTTCTACTCTCTTCTATAGACTGATTAACCTTACTAATAATTTTAGTGCCAGGAGATATTAATGCACCAGTTAACGCGCCCATTAAGAATGTTCGCATACCTTCAGAGCTGGTAATAGGATTTTCTATACTGTCTATAATGCGTTGCATCTTTCCACTATGCCCCTGTTTACCATGATAAAGATCATAGTAATAGCCGCTTAAACCTTTATTTGAAGCATCCTGTATAAGTTCTTGAACACCTTCCAATCCTTCTATTCTGGTGAGCCCCTTTCCTAACATTTTAGTAGCTTCCCAACCTGCTTTTGTTTTTCCAAAATCTTGAGCAATACTTCTTACAGCACCTAATTCTCCAAAGAACCAGCTTTTTGAATATGCTTTAGTCAAATCTTTTCCTGCTACCTTACCTGTCACTTGGAATGCTTCCTCTGCAAGGGGTGCCGCTGCTTCATTAAAAATGTTTCTAGTGCGACTAAAACTTTTGAACATGTTATTAAACTGTAATCTATTCATTACAGAAATAACACCTACGTTTGTCCAAAAATTGTCATGAGAGGCATCTTCTGCCTTTTTATTTATTTTTTCAAGGTCGTCTCCATCTGGATTTTTTCCATTGGCTTCTATATATTCATTTACAAGTTTATCTCTTAATTCTTTAAATGTACTAGCCGCTTCAAATATTGATTCAGAACGTGCCATGTTAAATTCACTAAGTGCACGTTTTACCCCACCTAGAGTAGTCATTGCTAATTGTCCATACCCTGCGCCAGCTTTACCAAGCTTATAAAGATCTTGAAATCCACTATATAAAGGAACAATAGTTCTAGCAGCATTATTGAATGCATTAGTGACTCTTGCAGAACTAGTTACAATTTCTGTAGCTTTGTTAACATCATTAACAATTTCACCTAATGTTGTAGCAGTTTTTACACCTCTTGCAATATTTAATCCTTTTAAACCTGCACCAACTATATTTCCAAGACCTGCTGTAAGATATGTTTCTAAAGCAAATTGTGCCATGGCACCTACAGTAAATCCAGCTTGCTGAAACATATTACCAAAGAACTGACGATTAAAATATCCATCTTTAGACTCCGCTGTATCAAATATTGCATATTTATTAAAGATGTCTTCCTGTTCTTTAGCTATATCATATCTCTCTTCAGGGGTTCCCATTAGTTTGGTAGAATCCCATGTAGACAAAGCTTGAGCCATTCTTGCCCATCCTTTCCATCCTTCAGCAAACGTGTTTACAGCAATTTCACCAAATCCACCAAGTGCTTTTCCAATAGTATCTCCCCAAGTCATAGCTCTGCCATATCTATATTCTTGTTCAGCACCTAAACTAGGAATATATCCAAATGTTTTAAAATCATCTGATTGAACATATCTTTCAAAATCCTCTCCTTTACCAACACTTAATGGTTGGCTTATTGCAGAATAAGTTGGAGCACCATTGATTGCTTCAGAAAGCTTTTGTGTATTTTTCTGAGGATCAAAATAAAAAGGAGAAACATTCCCCCCACTTCCTTCCAGTCCAGAAGGGTAGTTATTTAAAAGATTTTTTGTAGCATCTAAGTAAGCATTTGTTTCATTGATCAAATCAGTGATGCTTTTTCCACCTACTGTTTTATAGGGAAAACGTGACTCTATAGATGCTTCATCCATTAAGTCTTTATTTACAGTATCTGCCTTTCTCTCGTAGTAAGAAAAACCTAAAGGAATGTCAGGCAAACCTATCCCTAACTTTGCTGGTTCTGGAGGATTCATTATAGTTATTGTATTTTAATTGAACTCAAAATATTATTAAGTTGACCCATATCAGTTGTAGATAGCCCAGCTGGACTTCTTTGTTTTTGCTGGTTATAATTCATTCTTGAGCTAAGATACGGAACTAAGTAGTTCATACGTATAACATTTTTTAATTCTGGATAAGTCATTGTGGACATATTGTAAGGCAACTCAGTAGTAATATTGTCATTTAAATAGGCTCCTGTAGTAGGATCTTGTTTCTGTGCTGTAATATAAATCTTTCCGTCATCACTTTGAGTGCTGTTTGGCAGTATTTCCACTTTGATTCCAAGATTTGTAAAATCATACATTGTATGAACAGCCCCCGCATTTCTTATTTTAAGATATTCATTTTGATCATTGATCACTGCAAAGTTTTGAAGTATCTCTGGAATACCCCTTCCTGCTCCCAAATTAATTGGAAAAGTGTATGTTCCTCCCCAATGAGTTTCTTCTGCTTTAGTTTCATCCTTCTTAGCATCTCGTAAAGTTACTTCAAGAGCAAGTCCCTGATTATTAAGAGAAGAACTTGAATGCACCTTTAATGATGTGACATTTTTAGGATCTTTTAAAGCAGTTCTAATCCTGTCTATTTCTTCAGGTTTATCTAACACTGTTGCTGTCGTTCCTGATCCAGAAAATACAATTCCCGTATGTTGATAGGGACCATCAATTGTTTTTACCAAGTTATCTTTTACATCACCTGTAACATCCCAAATAGGATTTGCTTTAAAATCACTATCTGCAGATACGTTTTGATCAATGGGTATTTGTGTGTAAAGTTTTGTCAATTTTGCTTGAAAATCAGAACTGTTCATTGGGAAAGCAGCTTTTTCATAATCTGTATTAAGCGTATAATAGTAGCTATTATTTCCCATTTTCATTGTAACCTTTCCAGGAAGCCATGTTCCTGTTTTACCCTGATATGTACCAGGCTGAATTGTAACAACAGTTTTTCCATTTAAATAACCTTCAGCAATTAAATTTTTTAATTCAGGAGTAAGGGCTACAACATCATCACTAAAAAATCTAGAACCTGTAACTTTAACCTGAGGAATCCTATCTAAACTTTTTAAAATATTTTCTTTTGTTATAACCTGCCCATTTTCTATCAATCCCCTATATTCAGGATTATTAGCAGCTATTTTCATCACCACATCTTTGGCTTTTTTTAACATACCAGCTTGTTGCTGCATACTTTGCAAGTCATTTTTATGATCTTGCCATTGCATCAGTTGTTGTAAATTTTCTGGCTTTTGTAAAGCATTCCAACCAACTCCTGAAAGTGATAAGTCTAAAAGTTCATGAAAATCTATTTTACCAGGATCAACACCATGTAGCTGACGAAGCTTATTTAGTGCAGCTTCATTTCCAGTTTGTTTAGAGAATGCAAATAGTGAAGAATAAACATCTCTTAAAGCAGCTTTTTCTTTTTCTGTAGGAGTGTATTTTTGCTCGTTAGCAGTGGCTTGCTCATAATTTCTAAAATAATCTCTAATAACAGGCATATAATTTCTGTCAACGCCCATATTTTCTAATATGCCAACAGCTCCTCCATTGGTACCAATAAGATTGTTTAAAGCATCTGCTCTTTTTAAAGCAAGTTTAGATTGAAGCGTGCTAATATAATTTAAAGGACGAGATATGTCGCTAGCACTCATACCACTAAATGTTAGTGGACTCTTTTTTGCCCGTGTTGTAGTAGTACCATCAGCATTAGTTACTGTTTCTGTTCCTTCTAATTTACCTGTAATAGGTTGGTCTGCTTTTTTCCAATCAAATATATCTTCTTTAAGATCCTGCCCTCTTTCTGATATATCTGTTTTTCTCATTGCATTTAATATTGATGCAAATGTTTTTTGTATTTCAATATCAGAATTTAGTGCTGAGAAATAAGCATCATTTTTCTTAATGGTTATTTTTTCAGAAGCAGACTTTATATTAGAAAAACTAGTTATATCCTGTTCTCTATACTGAGAAGAAAAGATTTCTTTTGGATTTTCTGTAAAAGATTTTATATATTTTAATCTTTTTTCCTCACTGCTCTTTTTATCTCCACCAAACTCATTATCATAATCTTGTTTAAGAGAGTTATACTGACCAAGATTTTGTTTTAAAGCCATTGCTCTACTAGTAAGTTCTGCATTTTTTTGTTGACCATCTGGTGTAGAAAGATCAATCACACTTTTTTCAGCTTGTATTTCTTTAAGTTCTTTTTCTAAATCACCTTGTATTTGTGAAATATATTCTTTCCTTCTATTTTTATATTTATCATAGCTGGTTGTAGCATATTCTAAAATTGTTTGTTTTTCATCTTTTTCCTGGGCTTTACCCTGATCTAAAAGTTGTTCATAAGTGGCTTCACCTAATATATTAGATTGTTGTGTATATAATGGATCACTAAGCAATACTTCTTGTGCAAATTGCCTATAGTTTTTCTTGAATTTAACACCGTCTTTTACACCTGTAATATATGTACCACCATCAATATCTTGGAATGTTTCAAACCCATAATCTTTTACAGCCTTAGTTAGTATTTCTTGAGGATTAATATACGCCCAAGATTTTCTACCCATCACTTTATAATTTGAAACATTTCCATTTCCTGTTTTTAAACTATCCAAATCTCTTTTAAGCCAGTCATATATTTGAGGATTAAATTTACGTCTTGTTTCTAAATCGTCAGAGTTTCTCCAAGATTCCATTTTTTCAAGCTCTTTTTTATTTTGAGCAGTATAATAAGCATCGTATATAAATGCTTTATCTGTAATCATTGGCTCAAACAAACTATTTGCAGCGTTAACGTTTTCTTGTAAAGAAAAATCAGAACCAGCTAATTTTTGTAGCTGCACATCTGCATTTTTAAAATACTGATTTCTGCGTTCTATATTAGTTGGATCTGTAAGTTGTTTCCTAAGAGCACTATAAGAACTTGAAACTGAGCTTAAACCTTTTTCGTATCTCTCAGTTTTTTTATCTATGACATATTTTAAAAAAGTAAAGTCTGGTGTAAATAACACCGGACTAAAACTTTGATCTATGGATGTTTGAAATTGAAGAGGCATATAATAGAATTTAAGAAAAAATCTAGAAAGTTTAAAATTAAACTTTAGAAGTTTATCTTAGAAAAGGATTGTGATAAGCATAGCCCCCATATGCATATGATAGTTGTTGATCTGCATCTGCAACAGGGATTCTTGTGTTATTTTTTGAAGGATTGTAAGGATAAGTAGTGGCATAACCAGATCTTCTTCCTATCATATTATTCAGTATTGTTTGAGCGGCTCTATGCTTTTCTTCAGGAGTTCCTTCTATATTCTGAAGAATTTGATTATAGTTGTCTATATAAGCTTTTGCATTTTCAGGAGTGCTGCCACTAAGTTCTTGTCTTTTCATGGCTTCAAAAGCTGCTCTTCCACCATACGGATTAAACGTTAAAAGACCTGTTTTAGGATTAATAAAATAATAAGGACTTTCAGTGATGTTCATATTGTACAGTTTTGCAGCATTTGTCATACCTGTACCAAGGGCTTGTGTAAGAGCAGTATCTGCCAATCTTTTTTCTCTTCTGTACTTGTCATTAATATTCCACCTATTTTCCCTATTTGTATTAACTACATTTGCATTATAAGCTGCCGCATTATTCATAATGTTAGCTAAGTTTTCTTGATACCTGTTATATACACCAAGATTTCTTGTGTTAACTCCATTAATAATATTAGCTACATTTTCTCCAGTTTGTCCTTGTAAATAAGAAAGATTTGCAGCTAAACTTTGACCAGGAAGAGATTCTTGCAATGCTCTTGCTGCAGTATTAACACCCTGATAGACATTTTGAACTGCTCCTTTCCAATCTTCCAAAGTAACATCTGGAACATATGGAGTGGCTTTTACATAGTCAAATGGTTCTTTTTTAATACCACTTCTATTAAGTAGTGCGTTTAAAGCTGATAGCTTATCTTCAGGAAGCCACCCATAGGGAGGATTCATAAAAGGAACATTTGTTTGTACAGGAGATACTTTAGGGGCTTCTTCTTTTTTATCAGAAGGTTTTTCTTCGATTTTACCAGTTCCACCACCTGTAGGTGTAGTGCTAGGCTCATCTCCTGTATATACATATTCAGGTTCTGTTCCAGGGGTTGTTACAACTTTTCCTTTAGGATCATATAAATCCGTTGTATATGTTTTTCCATTCCAAACAAAAGTACCAAGACCTTGATTTCTAGCATTAGCAAAAGCTCTATTAAAACTTGAGCTCCCTCTGCTAGGCGCAGCACCTGCAGCAATTGTTTGAGATGTGCCAGCTACCCCTGGTTTTTCATAAAGATCTTTTATAGGAGTGGGATTGTAACCACCAGGGACACCAGATGCTCTAGGAAAAAACTTAGCTCTAATTTTTCTTTTATTGTAATCAAATTCTTTTTCAGGAGGAAACTGACTATTCTGAGTGCCTTGATATTTAGGAAGACCACCATATCTCATTTCTTCTTGTGGCATTTCTTCTTGAGACTGTTGTTGAGGTTGAGGAGATTCTTGACTCATGCCTCCTCCCATAATATTTTCAGCAACTTTGGGAATACCCTGAGGAAATCCTTTCATAGATTCTTGTACAACAGAAAGATAGGCAAGCTTTTCCTCATAGTTGTCTATCATTTTTTTAGCCGTGTTCTTACTTATATTGTCAGAATAAGGATCTTGAAGAACAGCTTTATATTTATTTACATCATACTTTTTAGCTATTTCAGCTGGAGTGTAACCTTTCTTAGAAGGAGACATTCCAAACATCTTGAGAACATTAGGATCTTTAATTATCATCTTCTTTGTATCAGAATAAATAAAGGTTCCTTCTGGTACATTAAGTGGTGTGCCACCTTGAGTGTGACGTTTGCCTCCAATCTTCATGTGCTCATTCATACCATCTCCATCCATATCTCCATAAGCAGTTTCTCCTTTCTCAGCTTCTATGTTAGCTTCTTCTCTAGGAACTTCTTGTATTGTATTTGAAGCATTTTCATAAGTGTTGTCTGTCATCTTAGAGTAGGTGTTTCTTTGACCAAGGTCAAAACCATATCCAGATTGACCACCATATGCCATTTCTTGATTTGGAGTGCCAACAATTCTCACTCTACTCATAGACGGTGTTTCTTCAGAATCAGGTGTTTCAAGGATGCGTATTTTCATATCTTCATCTGTTTCTCCCCCCTCTTCAGAAGCAGGAAGGTTGTTTTTTATTCTAAAATATTTATCTTGAGCTTTCTTAAGATATCCTCCCCAAGTTATTTCATTTCCATAATCCTCTCTTGGAATCTTATTTAGAACTCCAGTTTTACCCTTTAAGAAGTTATTTGTAAAAGTGGGATCATACCAAGCTCCAAATATTAAAGAACCATATTTAGGAAGCAAGTCATTAACTAATGATTTAGCAACCTGTCTTTCAAAATTTGGGTCAGTATTATAAGCATTTTCAAACTCATTCCAACTCATGGATTGTTTAAAGTGCTTATTAAATAAACCTTTACGAGTACCTTCTACAATACCCCATCTTCCCATAGCAGTGGCTCTTTGACCTTCAGGACCAACAAGTTGGGTTCTTCCACCAGTTTTTGATTTTTCTGTAGCAGCTAATGTATCTAATACAGCATCTGCATCCATTTGATTGGCATCTAATACAGTGATTTCAGAAGGATCAATTATAGTATTTCTATTATACTTTCTTCCTTTAGGGGCAAACTTGTGAGAACTTGCTTCAGAAGATACTGGACCAGAAGAATAAGACTGAGGAACAGGTGCTTTTTGTTGAACAACAGGCACATTAAAAAAATCAGCAGGAAGAGAAATAGGTGTACTTGGTAAATAAAGATCCCCTGTTTGACGAGGAACCTGAAGACCATCTTCTGCATAACTTATTCTAGGATGGAATTGGTTAGTCATCTGACCTTGATTCACTGTATACTGAAGATCAGGATTTTGCCAACCCTCATTTACAGTCCACATCCCCTTGTTTCTTTTTTCAACAAGTTGATTATCGGGAAGCATGTCTCTTCTATACTTTAAATCAAATTGCCTATCAACGTCTTTATTATTAAAGAAATTAGAAGCAGTTTCTGCTAAATTAAGTCCTGCATTTAAAGCATAATTATATGCTCCTAACTTTTGAACAAATGTTTTATTTTTAAAAGGAGAAGTTGTGTCAAAATTTATATTTGAAATCGGTTCAGGCATTCCATAAGTCCCTGTTATAGGATTTCTAATAAAACCTTCTCCTAAATCAGTTTTTACTTGAGGAGACGCAGGAATATTTGCTGAAGAAATCGGTTCACATTTTCCTGTAAAAGGATTTTTTTGTTGACCATCTGGACAAGTTTTTCCTAAAGATTGTGAAACACCTTGCTGAAAAGCAGAATTCATACCTTTAAAAGTAGGAGACATTTCAGTATTAAATGTGGGTTTTCCTGCTATACCAACAATACTATTTTGATATTGTGCTTTTGGCAACCCCTTTCCTGTTATGCGCACTCTAACAGCTTCAGGTTCACCACCATATGCTTTTTGTTCAGATTTTCCTGGAGACACCCAATCAAGAAAAGGAACAACATTATTGTATCCTGCTTCATATAATCTTTGACCTCTATTATATTGACCAAAAGGATTTAAAAAAAGTCCTGGGGTATGCAAACCAACTTTTTCTATACCTTTATTTAAAACTTTAGAAGGATAACGACCTGTTTTATCAACTGCCTGAAATACTTTTTTTCCAGCCAAATAAGGTACATCAATTAACTTAGCCCCCAAACCTTTAACACCTCCAATAACTTTTGGAGATTTTCCAATTTTTGTAATTTTTCCATAAATAGGAATTGAACCAAGAACATTCCAAGCAAGACCTAAAGTGTTTAATGCCTTATTTTTCCAACCAGGTTCATTTATTAATTTTCTAGCAGAAGAAGTTACATAAGGAAGATTTGATAAACCGGTGGGATCAAAAAAAGAAATTAAATCATCTACATCATCTGGTTCATGCATAGCAAATTTTGTTATAGGCAAACCTAGGATAGGACCTGTGCCATAAAGTCCTTTTTGAGCTTTGGGAAGATCTTTACCTGTAATGCGTATCTTCATAAGTTTATTAGATTACTTCAATTTTATAACCCATTTGCTTAAGTCTTTCCACTTCAGCTCTAGAAAGATCTCCTTCCCATCCCACTTCATAATCTTCAACTCCACCTCCTTCAGCATATCCATACTGTGACATCATGTCTTCATTACCAGCAGCCTTAAACCTGCGCTCAGCTAACCACTGAGGCATTTGACCACCTTGCGCCATACCCATACCATACATTGCTTTATTGGGTCTATCTACAGGTTGATTAAACAGTCTTGGTATTTCAGAATGATAACCACCATATGCAAATTGACCATATTCAGGAATATATGTTCCTCCCCATTGACCACCATCATCAAACCTTAGTTTACTAAAAAGTTTTGCTGCTTTTCCTAATCCTTTAAGTTTTCCCAATTGTTGAAGAAGCTCACTTCCTTTAAAAGCTTCTTTTATTCTAGAGCCAAGGCCCAAAGCCTCTGCAGCTTCTGCAGCTTGAACAGGAATAGTAGAAGGAGCAATGGGCAGTGGTTTTCCCCAACGGGCAGCTGCCGCTCTTTGAGCATTAATAGATCTCATAGCTGCTTTTTCTTCTTCTACAGCTTGCAAAGCTGCCCTCGCATCTCTATCAGCAGATAAAGATTGTGCAAGACGTTCTTCTCCTGCAGCTTCTTGGAGCATTCTATTTGTTCTTACAACATTTTCAGCAGTGCCTGGTTTTGTAAAAGCCAATGCATTTGGAATCTCAGCTTGATCTAAAGCTTTTAATATATCTTTCTGACGTTTTGGTAATTTTTTATACCACTCTGAAGTAGTTTTAAGATCTTCAAGACTTTTACCCTGCACTTCTTTCAGTAACTCTTTAAAACCTTTACTGTCTAAACCCATTTTTGTTGCCATTTCCAACATCCTATTATAGTTTAAACGAGAGCTGCCAGGCATCATCATACTTTTTAATCTTGCTAATTCTTGAGGACTTGTATTTTTTAAATATCTTTTTCCTAAAGCATAAGCTGCCCCTAAACCCCCTATTCCTGTACCTGTTAACACTAAAGCAGAAGGATTTATTCCTCCTGAAGGACCTGTTTTTTTAGGGGTGGGTTTATTAGGAGAAGGTTTGGGAGTAGAAACAACATTACCACTACTGTCTATAGAAACTGTAGGAATTGAATCAGGAGAAGAAACAATAGGTGAAGGTGTCACAACAGGAGGAACAGAAACAGGGGCAACAGAAGATGAGTCTGAAGAAACAACTGTTGGGGGAATTATAGCTCCAGATGTAGTTGAAACACTACTTTTATATTCTGATAAAAGATTTGGATTATTAGCAATACTGTTTATTAATTTTTTATTTTGTTGTGCAGTGCCTCTATAGTTACTAATACCTGCCGCTTGTGCAAGTTTTTTTCTAAAACTATATCCTGATTGTTTTCCTTGAGCACCTAAAAAATCAACAACACTAACTCCTTCATATGGATTTATACTAAAATTAGGAGGAGGAGGTGGTGGCGCAACAGTATATGATGCTTGTGTGTAAGGAGCAGCTGCCATTTGTTGTGCGGCTGCTTGTTGATAAGGATTAGATTGAGTGACTGGTAACTGACTTAACCAATAATCCATTGCTTCTTGCCAACTTTCATAGTCGGGGTAGTCTTGTTCTTGGGGAGCACCATAACCACCACCATTTTGATACCAAAGTGGGCCTGAGTTTGTAGAACCTTGATAGTTGCCGCCATGTGCCATATAAGGCATGTAATCATAAAAACTGTACATAAGAATTAGTTTTATGTGCTTTTAGAGAAGCACTATTTGTAATATAATTTAAGCTTTTTTGTTAACATTTTAAAATTTATTATTCATTTAAACTTTTAACGTTTAACTCCTCCTTTCTTATAATAATATTGTAAGAGTGGTCCTCCTTTTTCAGGAAGTTGTGGTATGGATATATCTCCACCATTTCTTTTTTGTGGTTTAAATTTTGGGTTATTTGGATTAAAATCGTTAAAATCATTTGTGTTCCATATTCTACCATACCAGGTATCATAATAATCACTATTAGGAACTCCGGGAGCAGGATTATTTATATTTTGATAATACCAATCTCTTCCTCTATTTAAAAATTGTCTACGAGTATTAGCAGGTAATTTATTTATTTCTGGAGAATATTGATTCCAAATTGCATCTAATTCTGGTTTTTTCTTTGCCCACTTTCCTGGCTCTTTATTCATATCTATATTAAAAGACCCTCTATTAGGAATACCCTCTTGCCCTTTAGACTTTAAATACTGATCTAACATGTAGATTCTAGGATCACGTCCAGAATTGAATATAAAATCCATTGCTTCTGCTGATTCCATTGCACTAGCATTAGGCATAATTTTTTTAACTTCTGGATATATTTTATTCATTAACATATTCATATACTTAGAATCAGCATACTCAGGAAGAGGTGCTCCACCTGGCCCTCCTCTTAGCTGTTCATAACTAAGTATTTTACCTGCTTGATGTCTTACACTATCTTGTGTAGTTAAATCCTTACCTGTTTGTGCTTTTGGTAATTTTAATGTAGATATATCTCCACCATTATTAAATGTAGGAACACCATATCCTTTGTTGTAATAGTATCTATTAGCTTGACCACCTTCAGCAAACTTAGATATACCACCACTGTATGAATTGCTATCTCTATCTCTTCTATTCTGTCTAATTACAGCATCTAAGCTTAAAGGTTGTCTTGGGTTCACTGAACCACCATTTTTAAAATGATAGTTCAAACCTGCACTAAAAGAAGGTTGAAATTGATTTATCCCTGCAATAGGAACTCTAACATTTGTAATATTAGCTCCACCTGTAAAACCAAATCTATTGTTAAGTCTTAAATTTCCTTGTGCACCTGCTCCTAAAATGTTTGTATAAAAATCAGGTTGCATTGCATATAGATATGGATTTATTCTGTTTTCATTTGGTTTTTTAATAATAGGGAGATTTAAAGAAACTGCATTAGAACCTCCAACTTGAAATATTTCTCCATGATTCATCTTACCAGCATAGTAATCTGCTAAAGGCCCACCATATGCTTTATTTAAAGGATATTCTGTAAACTTTGTTGCTCCAGGAAATGTATGATTACCTGTGTTTGGATTAATCACTCTTGATTCTCCCACATCAGGAACTACATATAAAGGAATGTCTCCATATCCATGAGTAGCCATTGTATTCCCTTGTATCTCTGTTATCTTACCAGGATGGGCCCATTGTCCTCTGTTATCTTTTATTACACCACCTTGCTTCTTTTTTTGTGCATTATAACCAGCTGATAATAAACCTGTTCCAATTCCTACGCCTGCTGCTGTTTTCCCTACTTTAGACCAATCTATTTTTCTTGGTCCTTCCACCCATTTATCAGCTTGAATTATTCCTTGTTCAGGATTAAAAAAACTAAACTTAGGTCTGTATTGTGGGATAGCGGTTTGTTGTATATATCCACCTAAAGGATTTCCAGGAACAGGGTTTTCATAAGTCATCTTGCCCTTAAAGAAATATTCTGGATAATTAGTAGCGTGATAAAGTTCTTCTCCATAAGGAACATTCTGCGGTATTCTTGGATCAGTACCTGACATATGAGGATATTGATCTTCCAATAATGTAGAAAGTTTATACTGTTGCTCTGTACCTTTTCCATATCTAGGATCTATTTCAGGATATATTTCATAACTACGAGCTTCCCCTGGAGCATTGCCTTTTATAAACCAACCTCCCATATCTTGACCTTCATAAGGATACCAAGCACCTTTACTTTTTCCAGAGTTAGTACCAGAACTTTTATAAAAGTGTTGAAACTCTCCTTTATCATTTACTAAGTTCATAATATCTCTGGGCTTACGACCTTCTTTTCCTGCTGTAAATTTATTTACTATGTGCCAGTTTTCATCTCCAGTATTTAAACTACCATATGTATTAATTTTATTTCCTTTAAATTCAATATGACTTGTTGAACCGTCTGCGTTTTTTACAACTTGAAACTTATTAGAGTATTGAGTGCCACCAGGAACAAATCTAGATTCTCCAGGTTTAGTAAAATATTGTTTAGGATCAGTAAACATTTGTTTTACATCACCTAAAAATCCTGCTTGTTTAGGAACAACTTTATTTGCAGAAGGACTTCCAAGTGTAGGTCTATTTAAATCTTGCCAATAATCTCTAGAATGTTTTCTAAGACCACTTGTATATTTTCCATACTCTTCTTTAGACATGTCCCTTATGATTTTGGGCTCTAATTCTTTAGGAAGTTCTTTATATGAAGCTTTTCCAAATTTCCCAACATCATTTAAATATGTTTTAACAAGATCATCTATTTTTCTTCCAGGAAATGATTCGGTTATTTTTTTAACAAAATTTGGCTCATCCTGCCAGTTAATAGGTCCTCTTGTAATAGATATGCTTGATGAAGGTTTAGGAAGAGCCGCTGATTTCATAGAATTAACGAAAGGAACTTTTAAACCTCTAAATTCACCTAACATAGGTAACACTGAAGCAGCATTTAATCCTGCTTGTAAAAATTCTCCTTTAGCTACATTACCAGGTATAGACACTGCAGCATTTATATATCCAAAAGGATTAATCATGTTTACAGCATGTTCGTATGGGTTAATCTCACCTCTTTCAAAATTTTCTGGAATATCTTGTCCTTTAAGTTTATATTTTAAAGCAGTCATAGGATTAGCTGCAATAGCCAATGCTCTAGAAGCTGTAGATTGTTTTGGACCAGCAGCTCTAATTTCCCCTTGCTTTTCTCTTCTAGCATTTAGTTCTTTTTGTCTATTAGCCTCAGCAACTTTTAATAGGTCCGCAGGTTTTTGTGTATAAGAATCAGAAGTTCTTTGTTGAGCACTTTTAAGACCAGCCATCTGCTCATCAAGAGATTTTCTTTGTATAGGAACTTGTCCCGCACCCTGATATTTAGGAAGCTTCTTATAATAATATTGCTGAAGGATGGAATCTTTTCTCATCTGAAGGACTGTTGTATTTTCTGATTAGAAAATTTAAATAAATACTTTATGTTTCCATTTATCTTGGCTCTTAGAAACACATGATTAACATGATGTCTAAACTTTTTACGCTCTAATGGTGACTTATCATAATTGATATAGTCAGGGTTGATATTAAACTTATATCCATTGGCTTCTGTAATAAACATTGGAATATTTGCAGGGTCTGGAAGATTTGGAGGATTAAACTCACTTCTATCTTTTGTAATGTCCCAAAACTGATTAAACCTGTATTTGTTTTCTTCTTTTGCGTAAAGAATATCTATATAGTCTGTTTTTACAGAAGGATAGTTTAAAAGAGCTAAAGGATTGTTCTTTGGTTTAATATTAAGTTGTAAAGTTCCAGATATTTGTTCTGAATTATATATTACAGCCTCATCAAAGTTTCTGTCTAATACATGAAACTTATCTCTACAGTCATTGTAAAACTTATACGCTTCCAATACATATTCAATGCTTCTTGTTGTTGTCACTGTCTGCCCTGTAGAAGAAACAAATTCAATTTCCCAAGGATGACTCACGCCATAAAAATTACAGTAGTCATCACACCTCACATTATGCTTCCATATAGAATCAACATTTACAGACATAAAGTGATTCTTGCTAGGAATTAAAAATGTAGGAATCCAGTCATGGAAACTAATCCATGCTTTTGATTTAGGGTCATAGCTTATTGTAAAACTTGCATCTTCAAAAGCCCGTTCATCTCCAAGATTATAATATTCGTTTTTAACATTGTCATAAAATGTATTGCTTGCTTCTTGATAAACTAAAGATATTTTAGGCTTATAATCTTTTTTTGTAATGTATATGATTTCATTTGTGTTATCATATATCATATGAACTCCAATGCCAACAACAGAATTATCAAAGTATTTATATTCAGGAAACACTTTAAGAAGTTGAGACGGAAGATATTTAGCAAACCACCATTTCATCCCTCCATTTGAGATTTCAATTAACCCTCCACCGCCATATTGGAAAACTTTTCCTTGGTTTTGACTCACCCAGAAAATTCCGTGGTTAGTACCAAGTTGAGCATATCTATTCTGGCAAGAACCATATTCATAATATTCATCTGCATTAACTATTGCTTGAAGCTGTTTTGCATCACTAAATAATTTACCATCACCAATTGTTATTCTTGCTCCAGTGCCATCTAACTTAAGTTCTTCTGTACCAATAAATTGATAAGGACTTTGAGACCTTAGCATAAATAAAGAACCTGTTTTATTTAAATTTTTAACAGCGGTTATTGGTGAAGGAAAATCATAATAGTTATTTGCCAAGAAAACTCGCCAGTTATCTTTTTTAGATATATCACTTTGACTTAAGGAATAAATTATTCTACTTGGGTTATACGCATAACAAGTGCTAGCCACTGCAGGATCATAGTCTCTAGGAAGAACATTGCCCCAACTTATATTGCTGCTAAATAAGTTGTTAACGCTTAGAGATTGTTCATATTTATAATAATTGCCACTCTTAATGATATCACTTCTAAACATGATTCCCAAGTCAGTAAATCTATATGGGTCATAATGACGTTTTTCTGTTGCGTCTTCCCAATCTCTATAAGCAAGGTTGATTTCTGATTCTACAAAAAAGTCTCTAACGCCAGAGTTAAATAAATAAAAGTAACCACGATCTATATAAAACCCTTTTGCTTGCTCTCCATCTAAAGATTTATATTTAGAAGCAACAGCTATAAACTCTGAATGAGATTCATTTGTGTTCACCCAATATCTAGGATAGGGTACATTTATATGTAAAGTGTAATCATATTCATAGTTGTCAACTTCATTAAACAACCAATCTGTAAAGAAGAACATGCTGTTTTTTTCTGTAAACCTGTTAACATAAACATCCCCACCAAAGTAGACTGGAGATCTAAATTTCATATTTGCAACAGGCATTGTTTCTTCAGTACAATTAGAAATAACTAATTGCTTAATGGAATCAATTTGACCATACTGGGAAGGCAAAGAAACTTTTAAAGCCCCGTAGTATGATGATATATTTCTTGTTACATTTGTATTCAATGTATACCCAACATCACTCATCCTCACTCTACTATTATCAACATTAAGTGGTTTATCAAGTGTACCATCTATTTCAAAAGCTAAAAAACTACTTCTGTTAAGATTGTTAATTTGGTAGGAAGGATTAAATGCCTGTACATGAGAACCAACATATGTAGAAGTTACTATTTTTCTTCTTCTATTACCTTCTTTATTTAATACAGATTCATCGTATAATCCATGAGAGTTATACTGAGCAGCATATTGTCTCTTTGGTATAAAACCCACTATAATGTTATATAACTGCTGTTGTTGTGCCGATAACTTTAAAGCAGACATTGCTACTGTTAATGTTATATTTGTAGCTTTAATTATATTATTTTCAACAGTTCTAGTAGTAGCTGCTGCATTACCAAGTGTTGCTCCAGTTGTAGAATCTACTATTCCTGGAGTAGACCCAAATCCTCCTCCAAGTGTACCAGTACCAGGAAGGATTACACCATAAAAAGCATCTGGTTTACGTTTAGTTAACAAATCTGTTGTAAGAGGAATATCACTCGTAGCTCCCAAAATAATAGAAGAATCTGCACCAAGCCCCACCGCAACAGAATTTGCTATTACATTAAGTGAGGCAACAATTGTAGAAATAACAGTAACTTTTTTACTTGGTATTTTAAATTTAGGATGTTTGTAAGGAGTTGTAAAGTATCCTGTAGATTTACCATAAACTTCCTGATACACCTTTACCTCCACCGCATTTAAATACGGATTACTAAATGTTACATCAGGACCATGAAAAGAAAAAATATTGTCTTTATATGTTGTAAGAGGAGGACTTGTTACAGGACTTTTACCATTGTTTCCTAATTGAGCAGCTGCTGTTAAATACAAATCATTTCCCAAATCATTATAAGGGTAGTTTTGGTAAAGACCCTTTACATCTGCATTCTCTGGTATATCATATTGTCTCATGTTATTTATGAGACCTTTTGATACAATAGTTTTATTTCCTTGACGAGAACCTCTTAAAATTTCATAACCAACAATAGATTCTATTGGATTGCCATTAAGATCTACTGGTGCTTTTATATTTAAAAACTGAACACCTAAAATGGTTATTGTATTATCATCTTTAGAATAAATCTTTAAAGAATCATCAACTGTTTCATCTGGAAATTTATGATGACGAATAGATTTACCACACAGCGCATCCCAAATATCAGGCTTATTATCAGGGTATTTTTCTGTTGATTCCCAATACGCCATTTTACCCGTAGCTATAAGCTTTCCTCCATCAGGTAAATTAGATGATGTAGATGTAAGAATACCTGCTGTATTTTCAACTTGCCATTTTTTTACATTAACCCCATCTTTTAGCTCATACGCATCATCTCCAGAAACATTTGCTATTTCTGAAGCAAGAGGAGCTCTTCCAGGAATATGATAAGAATCAGATTTATCACCTGTATTATACACCCATCTTATAAAAAAAGAGTACACTTCATCTCTCATGTATCCTACATTATTTCCACCTTTATGGTAATAGTCTGCAGGATATTTAGCAGCCACCCAACGCGTTTCAATTTTATTAGCTAAGGGTTGGTAGTTAAATTTAAACTTAGTATAGGGACCTACACGCAATAAATAACTTCCTATTGGATACATTGCGTCAGACTTTTCTACAGGCTCTGTTCTAACAACAATATCGGAAATTGGAACAATTGCTTGTTCATTTGTAAACCTGTCTATATAAATGGTAGAAACATTTGTAGAGTAGAAACCTAAAAGTTTAACTGTTGTCTGTGATGCAATATTAGCTATCAAAACCAATTCAAATTCATCAAATGTTTTATCAACATCTAAAACTCTTAGTTCAAGAGACCCCATCATGTTATCATGATTAAATATAGATTGAACTTCTGTAAGTCCTAAATAATCTGTAACACGAACTTGATCTATAGTATATGCAATTGCAACTTGATAAGAACCATTTAAAAGACTCCCTGCACCCTTTCCTTTTTCAAGAGAAAGACAAGGTTGTTTAATTAATGGTGCAATTCTTAATGCTTCACAATTTAAAACCGATGACTTTTTTTCTACAACACAATCATTAACAATGGTTTTAGTTGTTAAATATGGAACATCATTAATGTTTAATATTCTTGTAGGATTTAATCCATCATCCCAATAGATTAATCTTTCACAATCATATCTTTCGCGAGAAGTGCCCGCAATAAGATTTGTCCTCTTAAAGTTTAAGCAAGAATCATTAACAATTTTTGTGTATGTGCAATCTGATTCATCAAATATACCAATCTCAGAATCTATGTCATTTGTTGAAAAGATTGCCCATCTATCATCTGAAAGATGCACATATCCAATTACAGTGTAAGGAATAGTTACACAATGTAAATTAGAGGGTTCATTCCCTATAACTCCCACTTCACCAAGATGAGAATTGTTAACAGCATTGCGTGCGTGTACCCACATACCTTCCCCTTCGTAACTTGCGTTATAATCTCTATTCATTCCTTTACTAAAGGAATTTGTTACGATTGGTTCTCTACTTCCTCCTCCACTTTGAGGCGATGGGCTAGTATCTTTATCCTCTGCCATGTTTTATAGGTAGATTCTTTTTTTGTAAAAATTTATAAATCTCTCCAGTTATGTACCCAGCCAACCATGCTTGTGCTTCCTCATCTGTAACATCCCTATCTTCTGACACCCTTACAGCAGCATGATAAACCTCATGGGCTATTGTATCATGAGTGAGGTATTGAGAGCTTATAATTAAATAATAATTGTCCATATCAAATGACAGCACCACTCCCTCCACAACATCTGAAAACGTATCATTCAGTTTAGATTTTTTATAGATGCTGTTTACTTTTTCTATTACATCATCTGTCACCATAAAGGTCACACTACAGGAATAGGTGGACAGTTTAATTTTTTTTAAAACCTTCATATAAGGATTATTTAATGGGTGCAATCCATGTTGTGAACTCCTGAGCCTTGAACATGTCATAATACTTAACATATTGAGCTCTTCTGTTCATCTCCCATAGTTGTTTCATCTCTCCATAGTCTGGAGTGTTCACTATTGTCAAGGCATAGTTTCTGGCAGCTCTAAGACGTTGCTCTACAAGTTGTATTCTTTGAGAAACATCCTCACCATTCATATAAAGATTTTCAAGAATACGCTGCTTTACAGCATACTCATAATACTCATTTATCATTGGGTGATCAAGCACCAATAGCTCTCCCTCAGAGTTTTCCAAAGCACCCTGATACGATATAAACAATTGAGCCTGAGGTACATTTGTATAAATAAAACCATTTTTAATTTGACCAGATGGTAGGGTGTCATCCAACGCATCCACTGTACCTGTGCTATTAGAGATTCTTATCTTTTGAAACTGATCATACACTCTTACATCGTTCACTCTTTTTTCAATAACCTGAACATTAATCTTCTCTCCCCACTGACACTCAACTGTATATGTTGTTTCACAATCACAGGTTAAATCTTTACATCCACATTTAGGACAATCTGATCTTCCTAAAATGATGTTTTCAGTTTGCCTTCCCATCATTCTGGGTTGAACCACCTCATATTTACCACACAGATAAGCATAGTTCAAAACATAAAAATCATCAGGTAATTTAGTCTTACTATGGGATAATTCTAATACTTTTTCTTTTGTACCATGGATTCTCAATCCAAGATCATATGTAACGCGCTGGGCCACCTTAATGAGCTGTGCAGGATCAATCAGCTTTTCAGTGTTATACATTGTAAAGTCAACAGCTACATCACTTAGCAGCTGTGTAAGAGTTTTATATTTAAGTTCTGTTTTCATAGGAGGATGTATTATCTAACGTTACTTTGTTTGTCACCAGCTAAATCTGAAGGAAGCTGATACATTGCGTAGAGGTCTTTGAGAGCAGCTGCTTCCATTTCACCATGAAGATAATCTGGGACATTAAAAGGCTGACTTTGACGAAGATTGCAGCAATCATCCTCACAAGTGAAGTTACAGATGTCATCTTCAAATATGCCTTCTACTCTTACACTATCCCAGTCTAAATCAGGAAAGTAGAGATAGTCATTCAAATACCAGTAGTATTTTGTTTTATTATATTTGAAGCTGGTGGCATTAGAAAGTTTTACATATCCACTAGGAAGCGTGGGCTGTAATTCTTGTGAGCCATCCACTGAGGTGATGTTTCTTATAAGAGGACCATAATATCCCTGCATAAATACAGGAAGCTTCTTCTTTGATCTCTTAATTGTACAATTAGATTTTAAACCACTGCAAGCAGCCTCTATCTTGTCAACCTCCACAAGCTCAACATCATCTATAGATTGTATTACACTTGAAAAGGAAAGAAGCTTAAACTTACCATCTTCTCTTTTCATAAGCCATTTGGCATGCTTAATGAGAAGACTGTATAAAAAACGATCAGTCAAGAAGGCATCCTGCTTGACTGCTTTAATTTGGTTTCTCACCCTAGAGACGGCATCTCCTATAGTATATCTAGACATTTTTATAACATATTAAATTCATCATAATCATTTAGAAGATCTTCAGTTTCATCTTTTTTAAACTGTTTAAACTTTTCTTTTCTAAACAATCTAGACACCTTCACTAAGTTGTCTACCATTATATATTTCTTCCATTGCAAAGGGTAGGTTTTTCCTACCGTTCTTGTAAACCCTCTGATTCCCTTAAATGCCCAAAGCTCATGATTTTTAAATCTATACTTAGTTTCATAGTTAGTATAGAATATCTTAGCTATGTAATTATCTGATTCCCAATTTTGATTTTGAAGCTTCACACCATATATTGCGCTTTTATTAAAATCAATATTGTCTTTTTTTCTAGGGCAAGTTCCTATAAAAATGTATCCCAGCTGTTCAGGAAGCTCCACCCCATCTCTGCATTCAACCACTTCTTCCCAAATTCTTTGGTTAAAAGTGTTGATGATTTCCTTAAACTGCTCTATTGTAATATGGGCATGTTTAGGATTTTCTTCAATAAACTTTTTATAAAAAGTTACATTAGTTAAATTAAGCTTCTTTGGCCTATATCTAGGTGCATTAAGATCTGGCTTCTTGTATTTTTTTAACATGCACTTTATATATTATAATTTACAAAAAATTACTGAAGTTTCCTACTTAAACTTTTAATGTTTAAGCTGTATGTATAAACTCTGAAACCTTGCCATGGTCTTTACTATGACACTCTAAAATGGCTTGTCTCTTAGCCCCAGTATATTTATTATGGTAGTGCCAATAGTCTGTCTTAGAAAGACTGGGAAGATGCTTTATAGAGAAACCATGATGCTCATTATCAGTGACAAACTCTGTAGTCTTTTTACTATGGAAGTGTCCTGTGTAGCAGGTTCTATATTTGGTGTCCCCCCAGAGTTCAGGATATTCTGTTGCATAAACCAACGGGGTGTTTTTCTTAGAAACATCCCCGTGTTCAAATGCAAAGAAATTTGCACCATATGTAATCACTTTTCTCTCTGAGTAGTCTGCATGGAAAGTGATGGCTTTCTCATCTTTAAAGCACTTACTTAAAGCATGTGCAATATGATAAGAACTCAGTCTATCATGATTACCTGGAACGTACACAACGTCCAACTCAAGACAAAACTGTTTAATATAGTTAATAGACCAATAGAGAGCATCAAAGGCATCCTTATAGGCATCATAGCATCTTTGACTATTATCTACAGGCGTGCCTGAGGTGGTGGTACCAGAAAAGCTGTCCATGTTAAGAAGATCTCCTCCTACAACATACACCATCTTTGCAAGGACATGTGCCATATAAGCCCTTGGTACTAAGTTAGTTATAGCATTCTCAAAGTCTTTTACAATAGTCTCATTATTCTCTTTTCCAAAATGAAGGTCCTGAATTGACAGGACCCCACATACATCATATTCAAACCTATCGTTTATAAAAGGCTTTTTTATAGGAGTGTAGCTAGGGGAGAAGTCTTCCAACACTCTTGCAAGAACATCTTTCTCTTCTTGCTTTACTGCTGTAACTAGAGCTGAGATATGCCACCCGTCATGTCTTTCCTTATTCCAATAACTGGAAAGTTTCCATTTTGCAGTGTCAATTTTAAGAAGTGCAATAATCTCTTCTGCACTTTTAGGCTCACTGACAGAAACCCCTTTTATTTCAGCTGTACCATTGTCCAAATCTTCTTTAAACTCAACCACCCTGTTAGGTCTAGGATGCTCAATAATTTCACCAAATTGGAAGTTAATTTGTTTCTTCAACTGTTTGTATTTCTCAACAGAAATACCTAGTTTTGCAGCCACTTCTTTATTTGACTTTTTCCATTTAAGTGAGTTCTTCACTTGATCAAGTAATGTCATATGTTATAGTATTAGTTTCATAAAGATAAGCATTATTATTAAATATCAAAAAATAAGTCCCCAGTATAGAAATACCGGGGATCTTGTTATTGGAGGAACCAACAAACCTCCTTTTTATCTTTTATTGCTTTATTGTTAAACAATATTCAATTAATTTTTTAATTCTTTGATTGTGATCAGGGCTTTTCCAACCTCTAGAAAACCAAGAGTGGTATGCAAAATCAACACCTGAATGATTTTTTAAAACTGTTGCATACTCATCATCTTTAAAATCATATGCATTTAGGTATAATGGTATCATACCTTTTCTTAAACATAAGAAGAAAATTGCATAATATGGTTCAAAATTATCATAGGATATTTTAAAATCTTTTTTAAGCAAGTGATAAGGTGTAAACTTTTCTAAATCTTTAGAATACAAATTAAATCCTTTAGTATTTAAAAACTCTTCTCTTAATCTTTTAAGATTGATTATACTAAAAAATAAATTTATCCCAACTGGATTATGAAATCTATGACTTATTACTCCACCGTCTGGCATACCTGAGAAACCTATGTTATTTCTAATTTGATAAAATAACAAATCTAACATTGCAGTTTTGTTTGTTATAAAACAATCTTCATCTATATAGATCATCCAATCTATATCTGTAAGAGTTTTAATAGCATCCTCAAGAAACTGTAAACCATATCTACCACCTTTACCTGAAATGTTTATACATTCAAAAGGAAGATCAGAATAAAAACTTTTTGAAATTTCAAACAAGTCATCATGCTGAGAATTTGTAACAATTTTTATTCTACTAAAATCTGGTTCTTTTGATAAATGGGTAAATCCTATTCTATTTGCAATAGTTACAAAATTATTTTTACCATAGTCATTATCATAAATACTTACGTTGTTTCCATAGTTATTACCTCCAGTAAAAGAATCAGAATGATAAAGATGAATCATTTGAGCATTAAGTCTTTTAGAACTTAATCTAAATTCCATACATTTATTATGAAATGCATCATCTTCTACACCCCAACCTTTAAAACGCTCATCAAATCCGCCCACCCTATAATAATTATTAGAACTGAGTATTCCAATACCACCTGATGCACTTTTCAAGGAATCTACTTTTCTATTAGAGTTATCTCCTGTATTATCTTCATTATTTAAAATAAACTGTTCTGTTTCTTGTTTAGATAAATAATAAACAGGATTACCATAAGGTATTACAAAAAAACTATCAAAATCTGCATAATATGTGTGAATACTATTTAGAAATGCTACATCCAATAAACAATCAGCATCAGCTAAAATTACGTAATCACTATTACTAACATTAAATCCTTGATTAAATCCTAATGATCTAGAATAAAAATCACCATTTGTATTTAAATGAACATACTTATCTATCTTATCATATATTACACTTAAGTCAGCTCTAGTATCTTGTTCAACAATTATTATTTTAGCATCAGGAAGATGTTTCTTATAATACTGAACTGTATAAATAAGATTTCTAAGTCTATCTGGTGTAGCATCTCTAAATCCTATTATAACAGAAAAAGTTTTCTTTGATGAGTTTATATTTATGGTTGATTCTTCTGGCCAAGAATTTTCACTATCCTTACCAAACTCTTTATATTTTAGATATAAAGATTTAAAATGCCCAGGACAAGGATCTCCAAAAATTGCATTAGAAACATACAGATTTAAACTATCATCTTTAATATATGATTTTACAATATCTGTTACATCTGTAGAACCATTTCTTAAACTACCATAAACCGCACTAATAATTTCCAAACTCATACTACAAATGTTTTTTAGAAGTTTCAATAATTTCTTTTACATAATTGTATGAGCAGTATTCTTTGCTATATTTATTTAAATCAATGTTGGTATATGGATCTGTATTTATAAACTCCCCTTTAAAAAATAATTCTTTTCTTTCAGGAGTTACACCAGCATTGTGAAATATTGGAGCTTCATCCCATCTTTGTATATTATCTGTTGCCCAGCAAAAGTCCAATCTTTTATCCACCTTGGTTTCATTTCCAAATAACCAAGCATTCCATAAAAGAGACCACATACCTGCTGTCCATTTCTGTATAGAATGACCTTGTCCTTTCCAATGTGGTTCAATATCATTAAAGTATTTATACAACTTTATTGAATCTTTCTCCACCTTATCCCAATATTCATAACTACTGTTTTTTACAATGTACTGTGCTCCTCCAGAATTACTGTTTAAAAGCTTAGGAATTAAAGGATCCATCCCAATAACATTACACATTCCAAGATAAACATCATCACCCTTAGTTAAAATATACTGTGTACCTATATAACCAACAGTATCACTCATGTACCAAATTTTATCATGCTCCATGCTTTTAAAGTCCACGGGCTTTGTAAAAATTATGTCTGAATCATGAAGAAATAAAGTGGTTTCTTCAAGTTGAGGGTGGGCTTTAAGATGTTGCTTTAGAAGGTTAAAGTAAACAGAAGGTATGTATGAATACTCTTCGCGTGTGTCTGTGTAGAAATAAAATCCTACATCACTATATGTTTTTTGTAAAGTTTTCCAATTTTCTGGAACATTCTGGTCATATGAACAAAGTATATGAATATCACCAGGGTTTATTCCGTTCTTTACAAAGTTGTTAATCATTACTTCCACCTGCCAAGTGTAATACTCTATAGCAGGTTGTGCACAGATAAATTTCATTAGTATGTTGGTTTTTTGGTTACACTATTATGGTGGTGTAGTGGTTGTAGTTGTACACCATAGATTTGTAGTTACTACACCTCCAGATTTTTCATAAATTAATATAGCATTTGTAAAATCAAATGCAGGCTGAAATGATGATGTTGATAAAATTGCTCCACTTAAATTCAAGTTTGAGTATACTTGGTAGTTATCGTCAACATCCGCAGGAATAGTTGCACTAGTTATTATTCTAATTGCACTATATATTAAAGTTATTCTACCATCATTAAAAAGTCTAGTCCATCCTGAACCAGCCCCTACTGCAGAAGTAAAGTATTTATTTACTACAGAATAGTTTTTATAAACAGACGTTCCACTATTAAACGGTGCATTAATATATTGATTTGTAATCAAAAATGCGTCAAATAATTGAAACCTTGGGAACCAATCTACTTGAGTTCCGTTGTTTGTTGCTCTTATTAGTTTATGACTACGAACAGCATCAATATTAATATTATTTGTAACAAAAGATGTTGATGTTGCAGAAACATTTGTTCCAATATAAGCTGCAAGTTGATTTATTTTAACTAAATAGTTATTGTGTATAGCTGCGCAATTTGTGCAAGTGCCCATCACAGTAGATGTCAGCGTTTGATATTGTATAGTAATTTTATTTAAACCAGCATCAAAAATAATTGGTGTAGTATAATGTACCCAAACACCATCACTAAAAGCATTTCCACTTGTTCCAAGAATAACAAAAGTTTCTGAAACGTCTCCACAATTTCCATTTAAGAACTTTGTAATATTAAAGTAAAGATATTGATAATATTCCGGAACTGTATTGCTAGGATTAAATATTGGAGCAACAGTATTCATCCAATTTATTCCAGCATCATAATCATTTTTATATTTATTAAAATCAGTAGAACTAGAAAACTGAAGATATACTTCATTGTTATTTCTTGTTATTGTTATTGATCCAGAAGCTGTTTGACAACTAATAGAATTTTTAAACTGAGTGCTATAATTACAATCTACAAGTCCAAGAGGTATATCTGTACTCCAAGGACCCAAACTAGTAGAATTAGAAACTTTTAAATATTTACCAACAAAACTACTATCATTAAATGCTGCAGATGTTGTTTGATATAATTGAAATCTAGTTTGACAAAGTGGAGATGCATATGAAATAACAGTTGCTGGGTCATCTAATTTACAAGCATCTATGGATGGTCTTGCAACAGTAGTACTAAAATTAGCAACTGTTTCGCACTTCATATAAAGTTTCCAAGATGTGTTTGCATTTGGTGTTGGTGTAATACCGCTTTGGTAAGCCCAGTTTGCAGTGACTGTAATTCTTAAGTAATCTCCAGCAGCATATGTAAAAGATGTTAATTCTAAAACATCATAATATATACCAGAATTATATAATACAGGATTTTGATTTGACCAAGTTGAAGTTATAGCTCCTAAATCACCACCAGTTGCCAAGTTCAATATAGTGGTAGATGTACTATTAGTTGGAGAAACATACTCAACCAACAACTTATCAGAAATACTACCAGGCGCAAAATAATACGGGAAGTATTTTGTTGTAGGATCTAATATAAAACCAATTGTTTTATCAGCATCAGTTGGAATATTTATTGAAGGATTGTAAGTTAATCTGTGTGTATAATTAGCAAGTTGTCCTGTATCAGTATTACTTAAAGGACTTCCTACTGGTGGAGTAGCACATGTTAAGTTTTCTACACTTATTGTATTTAAACAAGATTGATTTGCTAAGTCTGGTGCATATTGTGTAACACCAGGTATGTAGTCAGCAATATCTGAAACATATTTTATTGTATCTAATATAACATATCTTATAACAGGAATCCATGTTCCCCCTTGAACAGGTCGTGCATTTGCTCCTGTAAACGGATGAAGTTGAAGAGCACCACTACCAGCATTTCCTGATGTAAACTGATCAACAGGACTAGATGTACTATCTAAATACCAATCAATAAAATAATCAGTAAGACTACACGAGGCAGCTTCCAAAACACCAACAGACAAGAAACCAATACTGCCTGAATCAATTGTACCTGTTCCAAAATCTAAACCACAATCAGCACATCTTCCAGCTATAACAGCAATAGTGGTAGTTGTAGTGGTACTTGTAGATGTTGTAGTGCTGGTACTAGTGGTAGAAGTTGTAGTTGTAGGCTCTTCGGTCGTAGTGGTAGTAGTTGGCGCAACTGTTGTAGTGGTTGTTGTCGTACTCGTACTTGTGGTAGACGTAGTGCTAGTAGTAGACGTAGTAGTCCACCCCTCAGGAAGAACACTTGTAGTAAGCCTTATTCTAATATTATCTGAATATAAGAATGATATTGGGTTTGAGGTGTATGTACCTGTACCTGTTAAAATACTACTGCCACTAGATGTCCAAAGAACATTGTTTTTAAATATAGTAATTACACCACCATCTGTACTATTGATAAAGTAGTCAACAACAACTTGATAACTATTTCTTGTTGCATCTACAGTGCCTGTTTCTAAAATAGTTACAGGATAGCCACCAGAAGTTAAAGAATACCAGCCATCATTTGTAACATCATTTATAGAAGAACCACCTGGACCCTGAACCTCCACTCTAAATATTCCATTAGGTTCGGTAGGACAAGATGTAGAAGATTGAACAGTAGATACCACTCCATTATTTAAAACATAATAACAATTTGTTCCATCACTATAATATCCTGTTTGAACATTTCCATAAGGACTAGGAGCAGCTGGAGCAGTTGTTAAAAAGAACAAATTACAATCAACTCCAAAACTCAAAGGATCACAGTTTGTATAATATACAAGTGACGAAGAGCAATTACACGCAGACTGACAAGAAGAACCAAAACAAAGTTCAATACCATTTAATTCAGCGGGTGGAGTTGTTGTAGTGGTAGTTGTAGGTTCAATAGTCGTAGTGGTACTTGTAGTGCTAGTGCTTGTAGTGCTAGTAGTGGTGGCTACAGGGCAACCATCTGCACAAAGACCAATTAATTGTGTAAAGTTACCTCCTCTATATTCAATACTATCTGTTCTAGCACATTGATATTTTTGTAATCCTGCACCTACACTACTAATTAAAGTGTTTCCTGTTTCACAATCAGAATAAGAATAACTAAGAGCTGCTGGAGTTTCATTCTCAAGCAAGTAACAGAGGCACTCAATAACTGGGGGAACAGTGGTTGTAGTTGTTGTAGAGCTAGTGGTAGTTATTATACTAGAAGGAGGGCAACTAATGTTTTGAAGATATTTGTCACAATTATTAAGACTAGTTAAGAAAGAAGTTCCTGAAGCCAATAAAACCAAATTTGTTGGTGTAGGAACATACAAGGAAGTTGGCCCACTATACCCCAAAGACTCAATATTTGCAAATGTTGCAACAATCCAAATATAAGTTGTAGTGGGACTTAGAACATCTGCATAAACTTCTCCAATTGTAAAGCAAGGAGTAGTTGGGTTAACTATAATAGGCAACCCTGTCTGGTATGACTTGCAGCAAACTAAATAGTAAGGTGGACAAGTAGTTGTGGTGGTTGTACTTGTCGTAGTTGTAGGAGGAAGAGTGGTGGTGGTTGTTGTACTAGTGCTTGTAGTGGTACTAGTTGTAGTTGTTGAAGTGGTGGTAGTTGTAGGCAGAGGAATGCAGCATTGCTGAATGCCCTGTAACAACTTGATAATCACCTCATTAAAATCATCACCATTTTTAATATCAGCACAGGGATGGTCTACACCATTATATATAATACAATGACTTTTTTCGTATTGTCCTTCACAAATATCTACAGAAGGACACAACGGGTTTATCGTTGTAGTTGTCGTTGTAGACGTTGTTGTTACACAATTTATTTCTAAAGCCATTATTATATTAATTTATTATATTGAACATGGTGCTAGAGTTCCAGGTCCATATAAAACATAAATGGTATATATTTCTCCACTAAGAACATTTAAAGAAATGCTTGTGCTACCACCACCAGGAACTGTCGGACCAAATGTAGCATATGTGGTTGTTAATGCCCCAATACTCTTACAAACTAAATATTGCATTATAGTGCCACTTCCAGTCCAACTTAATTGAACAAGATAGTCACCATTACCAGTTGTACTTCCACTGGTTGGTCCAGTAGCATTTTCTATAGAAGTGCTAGGTAGTAACTTATCAATAACTGTTGAATATGTTCCACCACTTCCACTAACACTCCATGATACCACCCCTGCACCAAGCGGTGCTGCTGTAGTGGTTGTTGTCGTACTTGTTGTTGATGTAGTAGATGTGGTTGTACTTGTTGTACTAGTAGATGTTGTTGATGTTGTAGTTCCACCTGCAGGAAGAACTTGCCATCTAACATCATCATTAAGGTTTATTGCAACTCCTGGTATAACAAAACCTGATCCAGGATCATTTGCAGGAATGGTTGGAGATGTATATACTAAAATATTGTTAACGTATAAGTATACAATACAAGCAATTGGTCCAGTATTTATATCAAATTGAACACGATTTGGATCATCTACACCTGTAAATGAACCCATCAAAGTACTTGAATAAGATGTGTTCTCTGTAAAACTTTGAAATCCACCTAACCAATAAGAAGAATTTCCAATAGGTGCAGAAGCATACAAAGAATAACTCGTATTAAAATAAAATAAAGGAGATGATCCAACACTACCGATATTTACTTGAAATGCACCATTTTCACAATCTGTCAATGGATCATTACAAGAAGCAAGTTTTGTAATTTCTAAATCAACATCTCCCGTAACTTGAGATCTGCTACATCTTAAAATACTTTGAACAGCATTTAATTGATATGTAACAGGGGCTCCTGTTACACAATCCGTAATTGTATAGTCTAAGTTATCAATATCTGTAAGATTGTCTATTCTATAACAATCACAAGGTGGAATAGTAGTAGTAGTTGTGCTTGTACTAGTACTTGTAGTAGTACTTGTAGTAGTGCCAGGAACACAAGGTGTTATTGCTATAATCTTACCATCTATGTTTGTTTCATAACAATCTACCCCATTACTATAAAATCCTGCTTGTACATCTCTTGATGTATTTGTATATATAACACAATCTGTCTGAAGATCCGTGCAGCAAGAATAGTAATTACCAGCACTATCTGTAAAGTTTGAACATGCTTTAACGCAACTACTATTATCATATCCCAATGTGTAATCAAACAAACTACAAAGAGCTTGTGTTGTAGTGGTAGTAGTTGAACTTGTTGACGTAGTAGAAGTGGTAGTGGACGTTGTACTTGTTGTGGATGTTGTCGTTGTACTAGTTGTGGTGGGAGGAGGAAATAAACAGTTATTAACAGAAATCACCACCTTCTCAATTGTTTCTGTTAATGTCTCACAGTTCTTTATCCCAAAACAATCTACATTACATCCTGTATATGTAACACAATCTGTATTGTACACAGCAGAATACCCTATTGCATCTGGGCAAGTAGTAGTCGTAGTGGTGCTGGTTGTACCCACCACTTGATCAACACAATCAGTATTACAATAATGGTGTCAACCAATTCATCATCACCAACTAATGTTCTGATGGTTAAAGTATCTTCATCAGTTCTTTCAATTGCAATACTGGTATAGGAAGCTGTTGTTCCACCAATATAAAATGTCTTTTGACTTTCAAATTGACCAATAGCAGTAGCCGTATAAACACCAGATGATACATATGCCCAAGTAATAGGGAGCAATTCATTTTGTAAAACAGTAGCAATTGGATCCCCACCTGCCGTTTGATTTAACAAAGCAGAATAAACTGCATAGGGACGTTTTGCGTCTACATATGTCTTTATAGCCTTCTGAGAAGGAAACAAACTATCACTAGGAGTGGCTCCACCAAGTGTATCATCTGTAGACTTTGCAGAATCTACATAAGCTTTAATAGCCTTTTGAGATGCCACTAGATCATCAGAGTCAGCAGTGAGAGTACCGTCTACATCAATTTTATCATTGTTAATCTTACTGTCAATAATGTCATTAAGCATGTCTCCCACGCGCGTAGCTGTGTTTGCATTAGCAACTGTTTCATTCTTAATAACATCTGCCGATACAATTAATTGACTATCATTTTGTTGTGCCATATTATTTAGTTAAATGTATTATCAAATGTGTCATCAAATACTCCAAAACAATTTGGGTATAATAAAGCTACAAGTTTATTTACAATAGTTGTAAGACTATCTTCAGGTTGTATGTTATAGTTTAGAAGATCAGATTTCATATATAACACCTGATCTGATGTTAATATTTGCACACAAGTTTGTTCTCCACTACATTCACTACTAGGACAAGGGTCTACATAAGTAGGTTCAAACGGGCAGTATTCTGGACAATATGGTGTACAAACATGTTGCATTATAAAGGCGGTGCAGTGGTTGTTGTTGTAGTTGGTAATGTTGAATAACAAGGTTCAACAGATGTGTAAGTAATAGGAAGTACACAAGATGTTGTTTCTCCATTAATATTTAAAGTAACAGTATTGTCATTACTTTTTATTATAATTACTGGAACGTCTTCACCTAAAACTTTTAGTATATAAGAATTAGATATTTGAAACTCTGAACTTCCAATTCCAAAACCTTCTAATTTATAACCAATTACTTTTAATTCATCTATTTGTAAATCATTGATTGCATCAACTAAACTTTTTCCACTATTTGGAAAAGATACATTTGAAATACTATATGTAGTTTCACCAAGTACAATATTTGCAATTCTAAAGTTTATTGTAGATATTTCTTTCCAATTAACTTTATAACATGTGGCAGGCAATTCAGTTATGGTTAAACAACCTGATGATGCTATTAAATCACCAGAAAGTGTTGTATATGTTACATCTGTTGCTGTGTCATCAATATAAAAACTTCCAATAGATGTTTCAATACTATAGGGAACACTGCTTATTTTATAATCTATTTTAATTACACCATTTGTACCAGTAATAGTGATTAAACAAGCTGCCATATTATTTTATTTTTTAATTATTCTAAACAATTACAAACTCCAGAATTTCCTTCAGCAATTATATCTTCTCTAGTTTTACAAGGTATTCTAAATTCAACTTGTGGAATACCACTAGAACTATTGGGAGCATCTGTTTGAGCTTTTAAAATTAAATTATCACCAATAGAAGGAATAGTATTAAAAATAATATACGTTTTATAGGAGTTTCTAAAACTATCATCTGAACTAGAAGAACAAACATTTGTAATCAAATTTCCAAAAGGCAGAGAAGCTAGTGCATCTTCAGGTGATGGCCCTGAACCCCAATATAATGTACCTGCTGGAAAAGGATAAAATACATTATTTAAATAAACACCATCATAATAAAGATCATCTCCTTCACCATCATAAGGTTGGGATCTTCCTGAATTCCAATCTTGTCTTGCTACTAAAATAAATCCATAACAAACAGGAATTTCTAAATTATCCAAATTAACACAATCAGATGTGATTAAAGAAGGATCTGTGGCAGATACTATTTCTGCACCTGAAGGAAGAACAAATTTCTCACCATTCTGTAAAGTAACTGTTTTATAAACGCAAGTACTTGCCATATTATAAGTATTTTAATTATAAGGGAACAGTGGTTGTTGTGGTTGTTGTAATTGTTGAACAAACCTTATATGTAATTGTCACTTCACCTGTTGCTGTAATCTCACAGCATCCTACACTTGTATAAGGAACTTCTTTGTTAAGACACTTAACACAATTTGTGCTACCATCCGTCACACAGATATTAGATTCTATAGTGAGAGGGAGAGAGGGATCAATTGGGCTAGCTCCAAGATTAATTTCATAACCAGCATTAAAATAATCAGGATCCATTAGAATTCCTGTATTCAATGTTTGAGAACGAAGTTGGATGTATACGGTAGCTATATGCCCTTCACTATCTGTAATTGTAAGCTTATTTCCTTGGTAACCATATGGTTGTGCAGGATTTACTGTTTGATCACAATCATACCATGTACCAGGAAGAAGAGTTTTAGGATTGAAGAAAAGAAGAAGAACGAGTTCTCCATCTTCATTTGTAGAACGCTTAACATCAAAATCAACAATAATATCATCACAACTAACCTTGCAACAAGTGTCTTGAATAAGTTTTACAGCAGTTCTAATATCGCAAACAGTTATCCAAAGATTCTGCAAACTCTCAGCCAGATTGGTAGGACTCATCACCCATGTAGGATATTGACTAGGCATCAATAAACCACTAACCAAAGAAGGTGAACTGCTCAAGTTTTGGCACTGATTTCCTCTCACTTTAGTGATGTCTGAAACTGTACCAACGGCATCACTTAATTGACAAAATTGATTCTCTAGCTCATCCACTACAAGATTAATAGCGGTTGGTATAGAGGGCAATACACAATTTGGAGTGACAGTGGGGATTGTAGCAGCAGGTGTACTAATCAAAGTGTTTACCTGTTGTTGTAAAACTGTAATTTGACTAGTATGTGTAGCTACTGTACTTGCAATAGAACAAAGCTTTATACCAATTTGATATACATATTCACTTACTGGAAGCTTTGTTAAAGGAACACCAAAAGGATTAAGAATGTTAAAACAACTAGCTAAAACCACCTCAATTTCTGCACCAACACTTGTATCTATAGCAGCAACAATATCACTTAAACAACAAACCTTATTAATAACAAGATTTAGAATATTAGTTAAAGTTTTTTGGGGTTCAGGAGTAGTTTGGCATATATCCAAAAGACATGTAAGATCAACATCTGTAAAACCAAAACTGTCTTTAATATCACAAAGTTCTTCTGCTATTTTATATATAACATCTGATACAGTATCTCCTGTACACAGCCCTATACAAGGGAGGTCTTGTCCTTGCCACATCACACAATTAGATGATGTAGGGGTACAGTTTTCTTTATTTAAGTTGGACTTAATAGGAGTCATACTCTTACATATTAAAATGTTTCTTCATATTATTTTTTGCTTCTTTACCCTAGAGCCACAATATAATATACTGAATTTATAAAAGACTACCAAAAATTAATAGCCTATATACACCCCTCTAGCTGCCTGTTCTTTAGTGGTGTTAGCAGATATTTCTGAGGGTCTCACTATAAGAGTGAGAATAAAGAACAGGATGCACAGCCCCATCACTAAGATTCTCTTTCCAGCACCCCATCCTGTACCATCATTAAGCACTGTTCTAATCACTACAAAACCAGCAATTAACACTAAAAACCCAATTACTAGCCAAACTACATAACTTGTAGTAGTGAGGCAATAAAGAAAAGCTTCCCAGGTGGATATGTATTCTTGTCCCATTATAAAAAGATTTTAAGGATTATAGATAAGATTAAAAGACCAAACATTAAATACCACTTTGTACTCCCTAACTTCTTGTCTATCATTCCTGTAGTTCCATTATAAAAAACAGGCATTTGTAAAGCAATTACATTAATTCCTATTTCAAATAGAAGGATGTTAATAGAACCTGCCAGTAGATAATCCTTCCAGTCTGATTGAAAAAATTGAACAAGAAAACAAGACACAAAAAATAAAACCCTCATAGAAGCACCATATTTCTTCCATTCATAAGTTTTCCTATCTACAGCATGCTTAAATTGATACTTACTATAAAAAATAAAAAGAAGCGTAAATATTATAGATGTTATGTATATCACGGTTAGTATTAATATATTATGAGGTTTGTAACGTTGCACCAAACTGCCTAATGACATCATGTATCTTTATAGATACATTTTCTCCAATATTGTTAAAGAAATCATATTGCCCTATCCAGGGAATAGTACTTGGTGTAACTATCTCCTCTCCTGTTATGGGGTCAATTGTAATTGTTGGTTGAATGTCCTCTTTGTTAATAGGAACACCTGTAACGGGATTGACAGGAACTTCATTTGTTGCTATCTGTTCTCTTGTATAATTTGGAATAATTAATGAAAGACTATCTCCATAAGAACCGTCTGAGTTCTTTGAGTAGTGAATAATTGTCCAAGAAATGCTCACCTGTTTTGAGTTCATGTTATAGATGAGGGTGAACAATTTTGCCTTACGCTTTATTACAGTGGTGTCTATAACAATGTCAGGAATATCGAGAATGATGTCTACAGGATTTGTTGTGAGTTGTGGCATTTTAGTATAAATAAAGTGACAAATAAAATTGACTTGCATTCCATGTGCTCATTGCTTGTGTTGATGGTGGTGCAATAATTCCGCCTGTTATTCCTCCAAAAATTTTTCTTGAATTCGATAAAATAGTAAATGTTCCAATCATTCCTGAAATTGATGGCAATATTCCCAAAGATGGAGCGGTTCCACTTGAACTATTATATAAGGCCATTAAATAATATACACCAGGTTGCAATATTTGAGTACCTCCTGCAAATGCCCTTTGATTCCATGTAGTTGTTGCTGCTTTCCATATATTCCCATCGTTTGTTGTTGAATCAACCAACGTAACTGTACCTGATGATTCACTATACAAAGCAATCCCATTATAATTTGTCGCAGTATAAACGCCTTGATTTGCTTGAAACCATGTTGCACCTGTTATTGTAATTTCCTTATTTACATAAATTGCATTGAAATAACTTCTACCTGAAAGCATAGCGCCTCCAGTTGATGGCAATAAAGGAACACCAATCGG